ACACCATCTTTGTATCTTTTATAATCAACGTAATATTGTGTTTCCTGGCTACCCTTACGTCTTCTAATTCTATATTTTATATCCATAATGAAAATATATTATACAATTATAAGATACATATTTTTTATTTGATTTCAAAATAACTTTATGGCATTTAAAACTATTTATAGAAAAATTGTATAGAGATGAAATTACAGTTAGATGAAAATACACTTAAAGCTTATATAAACGAAGCTATCAAACAAGAACTAAACGAGGCTTTTAGGGTTGATTTTGAAAAATTAGGAACGCCTACCGGCCCCGTAAAAAGTGGTTGGGGTTTTGCTCGTCTTTATACAAGCCCGAAAAGGGCCAAAAAAGCTATGGCGAGCGGAACTTACGGACGAACAGGAATGATAACACCTAAAGAATTTGTTAATGACCTTAAGGCGCTTGGATATGATACTGAACAAATACAAAACGGTATTCAAAATGGAGCAATAAAAATAGGCAGAAACTTTGGAAGTGGTCCTGCTCAACAGTTTTTACCCCATAACAACTTAAGAAAACAAAATAGAAGGGACGCCAGATTACGTACGGCAGCTGGTATGCCAGTATCTAATTCACAATCTGGTAAAACTCAAGACGACAATCAAGCCGAAACAAACACCGGCGGTTTTGACGGAACATTCCCTTGGGATAACACTACCCCGAACTGGACACCTAGGAGGCCAAAACCAACAACACCAACTCCGTCGCCAGAAGAAACACCTGCTCAGCCAGAGCGTCCAAAAATTGAGCCATTAGTACCGGTCCAAACACCTGCAAATATACCAACAGGCGTAACCGCCCCTGAACAACCCGGTATAATTATGCGACAGCCACAACAATCATTGGCACAAAGCGCGGTACGAGTAATGGGCCAAACTGCAAACCAAAGTAATATGGGTCTTAGGGACCGAATTTCAACAAACAGGAGAACCAGACAAAACGCAAATAATGCAATTGACCAAATGGTAAGAGATGGCTCAATGACACGTCAACAAGCAAGAGATGATAAAAAACTTATGAAAGGTGCAGAAAAAGCACTTAGGACCGGAAAGCCGATGAATTAATAAACGAAAAATACATCAAAAATATGAAACTGCAATTAGATGAGCAAACGTTGAACGCTTATATAAATCAGGCAATAAACGAAGAAATAAATGAAATCCTCGGATTAAGCCGTGCAGAGAAAAATGCTAAGTGGGGCTATCAATGGGATGATAATCTTTCCGCTGGACAAAACAGAAGGCTCCGCGATTTAAACAGGGCTAATATTAGGGCCGCTGGTTATAAAAATGCGGCAGAATATGAGGCCGGAGAAGGTCATCGTTATGGGGCTGCACCTGAACAGGAACAGGAGATACAACAAATACCAAACGAATATCCATATAAAAACGATAAACAAAAAACCGGACAATTTCAAACATGGTTTAATCTTCCCGTAGCGCAAGGTGGCATGGGTGGAAATCTTGTTGTTGACGGTATATGGGGACCTAAAACAGAAGCAGCATATCAACAATGGTTGTCTGCACAAAATAAACAATAAAATAAAACCGGGTTATTCACCCGGTTTTTCTTTTACATAAAACGAACAGCAATCCATATCTTTTAGAATTAAAAATGGGGTCCTTTTGAACCCCATTCATTATTTTTTATTCACTATCTCTTTTAGAATTTTATTAGTCATCCTGCGTAAATCATTGCCGCTAAGTTTAACGGTCTTCGCTTCATTTACTTGCTGCTGTTGCTGGGCATATTGCTGAAGTTCTTGTACCAATTTTGCCCAATCAGCTTTTAGTATATCATATTCCGTGCGATAGCCCATGTCATACAGCCAGTCAAAATCCAAGTTATTATACATCTGAGGATAGTTTTCCTGTACAAAGGTGTCGAAGGCATCAATGATATCTGTATTGTCAAGTTCATCAAGTATGTCCTGGTTTAAAAGTTTTTGTTTATCTTCAGGCGTCAGCATTCTCTGGAAATCATAACCATCGATACTCCTTATCCCACTGTCAATAGTAAAGAATGGGTCTTTCGGGTCATATTCGCTATCTTCTCCAATAATGGAAAAGACAATGAAAGACGGGGAATATCCTTGAAGCGCCTGGTCAAGCCCACGCTCGTCATTCTGGAATACCATATCAGAAGCGTACTTTTTCCCTTGATTGTATGCAGCTAAAACATATTGTGCAAGCCTATCATTTCTTCCGTAATCTAACTCATTAAGGACACGGTCAAGAAGGCACTGTTCTTTTGTAACCATAATAAAATTATTTTATTATAAATATTACGTATTATGCATAAAATCTCTTTCCGGCTTCCTTTTGCCTTGGTTCAGCAAACGAAGAAATCCTCTTAAGATAACCGATAACCCTCGTAAGATAGTCAAGATTCGTGCTTCCGCAATGAGGGCATTTATCAAGGGTATGCTTTGAAATGTATCCACAATCATTGCAAACAGTATTTCTTACATTGAAGGTAAAATAGTTACATCCGTTTGCAGCTGCCACATTCATAAGTTGCCGATACTGTTCCTTTGACAAGTGCTCGCGTAAATTAATGTGGGCCGCGCTGCCTCCGTCAAGATACTTAACATATTCATTACCATGTAGTTGCATCTTCTGGAGTACTGAAATTTTTTCATCTTCAGGATTATAGAAATAAGAGCTATAAAGGTTCCTGTTCGGACTTACCCAATAGCCATCTTTCTGGTCCCACTTGTAATTCTTTGCCGCAAGATTCTCGGCGGGTACAAATTCAGTGTTAAACATGCATTCTCTTGTCTTGTCCTTTCTGTTTTCAATGTTTATGGTCTCAAGAATGTTGTTAACAAATTCCTTATACTCATCATTCGGGCCAACTGTGATACCAAGAAACTCGGCAGCATCAGTTATTCCGTTAACGCCGACCGTAAGATATTGTTTTTTCATGTCAATAAAACCGGCATTATAAACATCAAGCATTCCCGCCTTAAGGAAATCCTTGATGGTCTCATTGAACGCGGTCTGGTACTTGTGAATTCTACTGGTCTGCTCCCTTACATCCTCGCTAATGTACTCATAAAGCCTATTTTTATCATACTTAACGCCGCACTCCGGAATACTCTTTCCGTTCTCAATACTAATTTCAAGTTCATCGGTAAAATATCTCCTGGTCGCATTCTGAACTATTCTAGGAAGGTTCATTGACATAACTGACTTGGAGCCGGTAGATACAGAAGCGGTACCCATTGAATACTGGTGCGTGGTATGGTTGTGGTCTTCATCGGCGTTGTCAAGGTCTTTCAGGGAGTTACGGAGCCTGCAGCAACTAGATAGACTGTCCGGACTATCGGAAAGGTAACAGAAGAAGCTATGGCCTTCAGACCACATCTTTGCAGTAAAATCTGCGTAGTCTTTATCTACAAAATCATTGCCTCCGTCCGTAAGAAGGGCCATTGTCTCAACCGGGAATGTAAGGATATACTTCTCACGTTCTTTATTAAACCACTGCATAAAATGTTTCTGAAGCCAAGAAAGGGTTTCCCATTTAGGCTTTGAACCGTCGGGAAAGCGGAAATCGCCGAAAACGCCTTCAAAATAAGGTTTATCAAAATAACTTACATTCCAGAACACTGTTTGGTAGCCCCTATTTCCAGCTGGCATATTCATTGAATGCACGACCTGCTGAAATGCATTATCTATTACCTTTACAAGCGTCCTTTTCTTTGCTGTCAAATCAACAACGTCATCAAGGTGCTCAAGATAGTCCTCACCGTAGTCCTTACGGATAAAATAATCCATATACATAAGGAACTCAGGCGTTGCAACAGCACCCATAAACTGTGAGGAGACTGAATAAACTAGATTGATGAATTCTCCACAGAAAGATTTAAGGTCTGTTGGTGCAACTGAGACACCGCCAAGCTTTTTAAGGCCATCGACAAGGAAAGGATACATTGTGATTGCAACACAATATGGATAACCTGGTGTTCCACTTTCATCGTGCTTATACAAAACATGAGAGGAAAGGTCTTCCAAATATTGCTCGGCAAGTTTCTTTGAGTACATCTTGCGAATTTTATCGGTTAATATGTATCGATTCTGTTTAATATTGTTCTCCTTGTACAACTCCTGACCAAGTGTAACAATATTCTTATTCGTTACATTTGCATTTGAATCAAACTTTGAGCCAGTGGCAGCATTTGAAGCCTCAATATACTCCTTGATAAAGTCCTGTTTTTTCCTAAGGTCCTTATTGTCATCATTGTTTTCAATATATGCCTTGGCAACTCTCTTGTTTATTGACATAAGGGCATCTTCAACCTGTCGGCGAATTTCGGATGTTGCTATACCCTCATAAACAAAAAGGCCGTTAACAATGCTTTCGAGAATTACATCTTCGCATTTCTCCCCTGCAGTCTTATATGCCTCACAGATTCCATTCTTCACTTTGTCACGGCTAAACTCTTCTCGTGTGTTATCACTTTTTCTTACTTCCATAAAATTTCTTTCGTTTATATTTTTATCTATCTTTTTAATGGGTGGGTAAAGATAAATATTTTCTATTTAGGTATTAAAAACAAAAAATTTCTTGCCAATACGGAAGTCATTGTGTATCAGCAAGAAAAATTTTTAAAAATTATAGGGCGTATTTTGACTATTTAAAGTCAATAATATTACTTTCCCCATCATCGCTAATTGCCTGGCCTGTAATGACTTCTCCGGTATCTTTATCGACCACTCCGGCCCCATTTACGGCCTCTTTTTGACTATGGGTGTATTCGTAGGCCCTTCTGTAAATCTCGGCAACACCATTCTTGTAATTCTGTTCCTTTAACCTTTCGGCCTCGTCGGTCCATTTCTTTTCAGAATTGTCAAACTCTTCAACCTCATCACAAGAAATAGTGCTTGTTCCATTGTCAAACCGTATATTGTGGAAGACTGTACCGGATTTACCGGACCTGTTCTTTAAGACGGCCAATGTTGCTCGGCTGTTATCGATATCTTCAAGAGACCTGGCAATTGAAATAACTACGTGAGCCGCCTGAACCTTAATGATAGAACCGCCAGCCTGATTCATTGTGACAACATCCGGACTTGTGATACTATCCTTATTACCTTGTGTCGGTACCCATATTGCTATGTCAAGTTCCTTTGCAAGGTTTTCAATCTTACGAATTGTATCTCCCTGGCGTTTCCACTCAGAGTCACTGCTATAGCCTGTTTTTTCAGCCAAAAGGCATTCAAAATAGTCAATGATTACAAGGTCGGGTTTCCATCCGGTGTTTATCAGCCTCTTGATGAATATTCCAATATCGGTAGCTGACTTGGTGTGGGCTAGAAAAGGTTTCAGCTTCAAATTCTTCTTAAGCATTTCCTTTCCGGGATAGTTGTCAAGTGTGTTCCTGATTTCTGTTATCTGTGCTGGACTTTTGGTCAGATTCCTTGCCTCAACACCTGTAATCTTAGAAAAGTGCTTACGAGCAATATCTACATCATCATCTTCAAAATATATCTGCAAGACCTTAAAACCCTCATTGTTATTAAGGTCACATTTATAGGTCGCAGCATATGAAGCGATGCATGTTGAAAACGTACTCTTACCGAAGCCGGCAGAACCGATAATCAAACCTATCTTTTTCTTTTCTAGACCACCATTTAAAGCCTCATCAAGTTTGCTGATACCCGTTGGAATAGGTACTTTGAATTCTTGGGACAGGGCCTTATCTTCGAGGTCATACGGAGAAAAACCAAATTCATCCTCTTGTCCGGCTAAGGATGCGTCATCAAGCAGTTTTTGACATTCATCATAACGGTCAATATCTCCCTTTCCCGCAATTTCAAGTATCTTATTGGCAACTTTAATAAGATTTTGCTGCTTAAAAAACTTTAATGCAGTATCTTTTACAAGAGTATATCCTTCAAGGGAGGTTTTAAAATGGAGCTTATCTATAAGGTCCGTCCATTCCTGCAATTCGTTCGTAGTCTTAGCCCTGGATTTAAGCGCAGTCCCCATTGTTTCATATGAGGGGACCACGCTTTCTTTATAATAATAATCCTTAAGGGTGCCGACAAACGTACGCAATAGACTGTCAGTGAATGCGTTTTGGTCGACTATGGTAGATATTTCGCTGAAAAAATGGGGTTCCTCAATAAAGCACTTAGCCAATTTATACTGGAACTCTATGTCCAAGTAGCCAAGTGTGCTTTTATCTATTGCTTTTCCCATGCTTCAACTAAATAACTTTTTTAGAAACTGCTTTATTGTTATAAACGTAGGTTTTACCTGTTGTCTCGTCCTTATATTCATTAACGACCGTATAGTCGGAATCATTACTATCACTGCAGGTATAGCAAATATCCTTTACAAGCTTCCATACAAGGTCGCTACGTCCCTCTACCAACTTGTAGAGAATATACTGCTCGAAACCGACACGATAGATATCTTCCGGGTCAAGCTTACCTCTCTTGTTTGAAAGGTCAATTGAATTACGGACAAAGCGAGGATAAACTCCAACCCAGGTAGCTGAACATACTTCACGCCCATAATCAAGGAACGCAAATTTGTATGTTACATAATCCTCATCAGTCAAAGGCTCTGAGAACTCACCATCTTCAAACTTGAAGTCGAGAGACACAAGGCCATCAACACCGTTCCAGGCAAAATCGTGGTCCTTAACACTCTTAATGACAACACCCTCACCACGAACAAGGGAATTGCGATTCTTTTCGCTTTCTATATACTTTTCAAACTCTTCCATCGTATTGAAGATTCTCGGAGTGAAAATCTCCAGATAGATGAGTGACTTGGACTTGAGGTCCCTGTCAATAGTATCGGCACAACCGCGAATTGTGTCCATAAGCTCATTTGATTTGAGCGAAATAGGATTGAAATTACCAATCCTGAAATAGCGCTGGCAAATAATGTCTTCGCCAACAGTAAGTCTGAATTCAAAGCGCTCCTTAAATGCAAGAGCCTGTTCAAACTGCTTTTTTACTTCTGCCATTCTTTTGCAAAAAATTAAAGGTTAAACATAAAAACTATAATAAAAATATTGTGTGTTTCTTTACTTTAAATATACAAAAATAATGTCCTAAACGCAACTATTTTTTGATTTCTTTTTTAAAGTTTTTAATTTCTTTGTCAATCAGCGGTTTATAAGGTTCAAAGAAAAAAGAGAATCTATCTGCGTCCGAAAGCTCATCAATTCCGTCTTCCTGCATATATGAATAAAGGTTCTCAAAAGACCTTCCTTCCGGGTCCTGTACATTGTGCATCATCTCCTTAAGCTCTTCCTCTGCCTCCGGAGTTAGAAGCGGATGTTCCAGACTTATTATCTTTTCGTTTATTTCATAGAAGTCACCCGGATACTCTGTTCGAGAAACCCCATTAACGATGTTTTCCTGCCATTTTAAGGGCTTTTTCTTCTGGTTGATACGTTCTTCCACTTTTTCCTTTGCACGCTCTCTAACCTCGTTTATGGCCACAGGACGGGCAAGTATTTCAGGCATCAGCTCAACCAGTCTTGTTTCGGATACACCGTCTATATTTCCTATGTTGTCGGATTTATCTCCGCAGAAAACTTTCTTCAAAACGACATTTTCATGCGGAAAGCCTTTAAGCTTGATAAAGTTTTCGTGCGAATAGAACTTCTTCTTAATGTTATTATACACACAGACTGTTTCGCTTATAAGTTGAGTAAGGTCTTCGTCGGCACTCATGATAACCACTTTCTCATTCGGAAGCTTATGATGAACATAATATGATATAAGGTCATCTCCCTCGGTCTTTTCGTCAATCATCCACCTTATGAAGAGTTCATTGAAATATTTGCATAAAAGGTCTCGCTCCCGGTCGAAATTTTCTTTCACTATTTTTTCTTCCGGTGTGAGTTCTTTTACCTTCTTTTCTTTCTTCTTATAAAAATGATTCTGCATTCGTTCAAGGTATGCATTATATTCCTTCATATAATCGCTCAGATTGGAATGCTCTGCGTAATTTTTATCCCTGTTTGCTTTGTATGGGGGATATATCTCGTAACGAAGAATACCAGAATCATGGGCGTCGAAAAATACATATACATAGTCAAACTCCTTTTTTTGCATAATCATTCGAAGCTGGAGCAAGAACTGGAACACACCGCCATAGTGCATTCCATTTGTATTCACTCTATTATCCTTGAAAGACTGACGAAGAAGAGAACCTCCATCAACAAGTAATGTATATATTGACTCGACACCTGCTTCTGGGTGTGCCTCTTTTATTTGTTTCCTTACTGGTTGTCCCATATTAGTATTATACAAAAAATAAACGGGAAGAACAATCCTCCCGTTTATCTTACTCATCAAAATTATCCTCTTCCTCAAATGAAACATTTGTTGTATCAGCAGCCTTAATCTCCTCATTTCCAAGGGCCTCAGCCATTCTCGCCATAATCTCCGGAATATAGGTCTTCTTGTAGTTGTCAAGTTCCTTCTCGCTACAAAGTCCGTTATGTACGCAGCAGATTGTTCCGGCGTATGTTACATTGAACGGTGTCGGCAGCTGATTTTTGGCTATTGAAATCTTGCTGACCACGCCATACTGATAGTCATTACCCTTGTATGTAGCCTTGAGTCTCTTCGTACCGGCCTTTGCAACACCACCGACATGAAGCAGAAGTCTCATTGCATAGAAAAATGACTTACCACCCTTGTTCTCAATTGAAGCAGCGCCACCAACTGAATTCATTGAATCAAGCCAAATCTTATTCACAACAAAGAAAGTATTCGTATATTGCGAGCTTTGAGACCTTGAGCCAGGAATTCTTGCGTTGATTATGTTGTTGAAAGCCACAGAAAGGGCACCAGCATCAAACATGTTGTTTCCCGCCTTACTGGTGTAGGATTTCCAAGAGCCGATACTACCAACGGAATCCCAGACAAAAAGAAGTGGCATGGGGAGTTCGCCAGCCTCTTGCTTGTCAATAAGGTCGTTGATTATGTAAGCAATGTCCTCAATGACAGCAACGGTTCTCTTTGTTGATTTCTTGGTGCCAGTTGAATAATCCATATCCCCACAATAATCACAGATTGCCGCGTTATTGAAAAGAATGAAATTACCCTCATAATCAACAACCTTTTCTTCACCGGTCTCTTCATCTACGCCCATAATTGGACTTGCCTCCATACCACAGTCAATCGCGTACTTGAAATCAAAGTTGCCCTCGGTCTCAAATATTATAGGTAAAATACCCTGCTTCTGTGCAGCCGCTATAAGGCTGTTTTTGATGGTAGATTTACCGGTATCAGACCAGCCACGCACTCCACTCATATAGCCGACAGGAATACCTGGAATGTGTAATGCGTCCTGGAAAGCCTTCGGCATTATTATCCACTCCATCGGCTTGTCTGCAACCGGAGCACTGGATATTTTCTTTTTAAATTCACTTATATCAAATTTCTTGATTTCCTTCTTCTTTAATGGTTGTGCCATATTAAGTTTTCATATTATCATTTATTTTCTTTAAGAGTATCTAATGCCTCTTTTACCTTTTCAGCGAGGTCTTCAATTCTTTTCTTTGTCTCCTCATACTGTTCTTCAGTAAGGAGTACCGGATTTATACATTCAACCCTTGTTTCAGAATCTCGCGTAGGAATAATCAGTCTAATTACAGATTCATCAAAAACTGTCGCATTTGCTATTGGTCTAAGGTATTCAGAAACATCCGCCCTATTTACATTCCGCACATCAACATAGATAATGATAAAAAGTTTATCTTTGTCTAGCATATATCATCTGTTTTATCATTTATTTACCTGTACTGCCAAACCCATTATCGCCTCTTTCGGTTTCGTCAAGTTCTTCAACCTCTTCCCAGTCAGCCCTTTCATACTTAGAAATAACAAGCTGGGCTATTCTTTCTCCGTTATTGATTGTAAATGGCTCATTAGAAAGATTAACGAGAATTACACAAATGTTTCCGCGATAATCAGCATCTATTGTGCCCGGGGTGTTTAGCACAGTAATTCCATATTTTGCTGCAAGTCCGCTCCTAGGTCTTACTTGGGCCTCATAACCCGAAGGAAGGGCAATCGCCAGGTCGGTCTTAATCATTTTCCTCTCTAAGCTTCGAAGCGTCACCGGCTCGTCTAAAACCGCGTGAAGGTCAAGTCCGGCCGATTGCTCTGTGGCATATTGAGGTAGTACGGCATTTTCGCTGAGTCTTTTAAGCTTAATTTTCATCTTCGTCCCATTTTTTATACATTTTATTCCCTGTCCTTTCATAATAACATTTCCGGCACAACGCAAGATACCTGTCATCGCCCCCGACTTCAACCTGCGCACCTTCTGTAACAATATTTCCGTCGCCATCAATTCGTGCGTTGAACATTGTTTTTGTGTCACAAGAACAGCTCGACTTTATTTCAATTATGTCGTCAGCAACCTCAAATAATCTGCGTGAGCCCGGGAATAAATGCGTTTGGAAATCTGTTCTAAGTCCGAAACACATTACGCTTATGCCCAATGTGTCAGTAATCGCTGCTAATTGGTCGACTTGTTCCGGGGTCAAAAACTGGGCTTCATCAACAAGTATCCACTTCACTTTCGGATTGAAAAACATTTCATCTTTTTGGCAGACATTTCTTACCAAATCATAAAGATTCAAGTCCGTGGAAATGCTTGTGCAAGGTTTATTACCTAGGGCTCTCGAATATATTACTCCGTCCCCGTCCCTTGTGTCAATTTCACTCTTAAAAATAACATATGGGATTTTTCTCTCTTCAAAATTATAGGCTGTTGCTAATAACTGAAGTGACTTTCCGCTACCCATACAACCATAGTAAAAATATAGTTTTTTCCTTTGTGACATGTGTTTTACGATAGAAAAGTTATCCCAGATTTTTGGTCCGGGATAACATTATTTTTAGAACGGAATGTCCTCGTCATTTTTCATGATTAAGGAAGTTGTGAAATCCTGAGGTTCTGATTTTACCTCCTGGACCGGTATAGTTGTTTCCTGTACAATACCTGCGGCTGATGCGGCTTTTTCGATTTCAGCGTCAGCTTTCTCTACCCGTTCAGTCTGCTCTTTCTTTTTGGCGTCGATTTCTTCCTTATCAACCCATTTGTCCTGCTCCCTATCATACCAAGGAATTTTCATCTGACTGATAAGTGAAAGGTATTCATAAGGTTTGGTTGAGAAAACGTCCTGCCATTTCTTTTCATCGTAAATCCACTTCCTCATCTGCTCTTCGTCCTTAGAAAGAGGCGTGCTAAGCGAAGCATCAAGGATTTGCGGTGCGGCGTTGCCTTCTGTAATAGTAATGTTGAGGTCACGGCCATTGTAAATGTCAAGGATATTCAAAACCTGTCCGGCACGCTCGCCTTCTTCCTTCCTCATGTTGTAAAGATTGATGATGGCATTGTACGGGTCGGTCTTGTCTCTCCTTAAGTTAAACTTCCAGAACTTAACGCCCTCATCTTCTTTTCCGCGTTCGATACAACGTACGATGACAGCCTCATTGCTCTTGTTTGCAATCGAGATGTCCTGGAAATTCTTCTTTTTGATGGGGTCAGTTTCCTTTAAGGATTCCTGATATGCGCTCTGATTTAACTCGCAGAAAGGACACTTGTTACCATATTTTTCATGGTCTATGTCCTTGTTTTTAGAAAGGCAGATGTAAGACTTGTAACCGCTCTTAGAAACATCCTTGGGGACATGTACATTATGCATATGTACTTTTACAAAAGGATTTCCGGTTTCAAGGTCCATTGGGAGAAGACGAATCGTCAGAGTCTTTTGTTTTTCCCCGCTCTTTTCGTCTAAACGAACATTAAGATAATTCTTTTCGTTGAATGTGTTCGTCCTGGTGTAGCCATTGTTTGAACTATTGTTAGTGACCACAATAGATTCTGGCGTAATGTTTGGTAAATTAATTAAGTTACCCATTTTTAAAAATTTTTGTTAAAATTATTATTGTGTATAAACTATAAATCGTACTCTAAATGTACGAAAAATTATCGTAAAAAACAAAAAAGGTACAAGATTTCTCCTGTACCTATAAATAGTTCATATGTGACATTTTTTTAAAGACCAAGCAAAGTTTTTAGGGTAGAATTTTCATTGTCCCTTAAAGTTTTGGCGATGCTTGAATAATCGGTAGCATTACGTACGTCGTCTCTTGTTATTGTATATCTCGGCTCACCAACGCCATTCTGGTCATCTTCCGGGCTGTAATTTTCCGGGGCATCGTTGGCCATATACTCTTCCGGTGTTTCCTGGAACGGTTTAGACTGGAGAGAACGCATAGAAAGTTTTTCAACTGATGTGGGGTTCCTTTTCTCAAACTCAGACTGAAGGTTTTCCATGAATTCAGCATTTGATTTCAATTCTCCCTGAAACTCGCTGAACTTCTCAAGAAAGCTTTCAAACTTGTCAGTAAGCTTGCTGATTGCGTCTTCATTCCTTTTTTGACCATCAACCAGTTCATCAACGTCAATAACTTCCTCATCTTCACTGCCTTCTTGCCCTTGGTCCGGGGTAGCCTCGTCAAAACTCTCCTGTGCCGTTGCCGGAGCTTCGGCTGCGTCTGGTTGCGGGTTAAAACCAGGCACTCCTTGCGCGGCGTTCGGGTCAGCGCCAGGCATAGCACCACCTGCGGCCATAGGGTCACCGGCAGGCATAGCACCGCCAGCAGCGTTCGGGTCAGCACCAGGCATAACACCGCCGGCAGCCATAGGGTCACCGGCAGGCATAGCACCACCAGCAGCCATAGGGTCAGCCATTCCAGTTGCGTCATCTAGGCCATCACCATTACCATCGACTTCTTCCAAAGCGTTGTTTCCGGCAATGTACTCCATTATGTAATTGAAACGCTTTGCCTCTTTGAGCAAGCCTTTTTCTTCTAAAAATTTCTTGTCCATATTAGTCGTTAAGAACTTGCCTATTATCTTCTGTCAAAACAATCTTTGAACTTTCGGTTCTTTCAATAAGGCCCTTGTCTTTTTTGACAATCTTTACGTGGTTAGCCGCCTTCATGTTGTTCATAATTTCTTCGGCTTTATTAACTCTTTCGTCCATAGCTTTTTCCTTTTTCTTTGGATTATTATTTTCTACGGAGGCTTTTTCTTCGGTTATTTCAACTGTATTTTCAAGCCTCGGAGGAGTATTCTTTCTCTTATGTTTTGTAACTTGCTTAAAAGCCATATGTCTATTTTTTCTATAAATAGTATTATTTTAGCAAAAACACGAAAACAAGGTATTTACGAGTACAAATAGGGAAGAATATATGCGCGTCCCCTTGCTTTGAGCCTTATTTCTTTGGATATTTCATCGTTATTCTTTAAAAGATTGATAGTCTTACTGTTATAAATCGCCGAGAATATCTTCTTTTTTATTGTCTCATCAAGATAATCACAATCCCTGAGAGAAAGCCCAACAACTTTGTCTGTGCCGTCATAATAAATGTAAAGCATATCGCCGGTAATATATATTGTCTTTTGGGTGTTTGATTCCAGGGATGCTAAGAACGAGTTAAACTTTTCTTCTTGGGTCAGAAAGACGTCATAAAACACATAATCGAGATTTTCAATAAACTTTTTGAAGGCCAGGTCTTGAAATTTTTTAACATTTGCTTCGTACTTGTCTCTTCTTTCATATTTCCCATATGTCCAATATACATTATCTGACGCCTCCCACTCAATTATTGATGAGTCTGGATATAATTCTTTCGTCTTGTCCCACCCTACAATAAGAGTAGGAATGCCCGGGATGAGACTTTCCGCATCCCGGACAACATTATACAGCTCAGCGCCTTCAAATGGCTCTTCGGTCAATATGTTAGCGATATATTTCATTATCAAAAGATTTAAATCCAAGATAATGGTACATTTTTTTTCTTATAAAAACAAATCAATTTGACAACTCTTGATATCTGGTTTTTCCGTTATCAGGAAATTTACCGGTTTTTTCGCTTCTTTTACTTTTCTGATGAAATTAAACACTTCTTTGTATATGTTCATTTTCTCTAACATGTCGAACTGCTTGGAAGAATCTTCCGGATTAGCTGGAGGGTACATCATTATCGGGGATATACCGCCTAGGCTTATACTGTCAAAATTGTAAAAATCAGTACTTCCGGTATCCATAAACCGTTCAGGCGAGAGCGCACCAATGATAAGTTCGCTATATCTTGGCTCTAACTTAGTTTCAGTAACCAACATATGTTTTCCTTCCGTAAATTTGTAGAAGGTATCATTTCTACCTCGATATTCCTTCCCTGGTAACGAGTCTTCGATACTTACTATGGAAAATCTACCAGACGGAAGATGATACGGGCTGTCTCCAGGAGTAAAGTTTTCTATCTTTCCGTCCGACGTACCCATGTGTTCTATGTCCCCAAACGTTGGTTCAAGTGTTTGGGCTATATTCTGTACATACTCAAGCGTTCCGTCATCATAATTGACCAGAATCGTCAGCGACCCATTAATCCAGTTTGCATCTGTTGTTATACTTTCTCTATTTAAGATAAAAGTAACCGCGGTAACTTGTTCAATATCAATTTTATCCAATTCTCCGGCACTAGAATCAAAATTTTCTTCGTTCCCTGTGCCAATATGGGTTTCCTCCTGACTATATGCGGTTTGTTTAGCTGCACTATTCGCGGGAATTTCCATTGAATCATCCTTGAACGGTGTTGCAGGACGGGCTTGCCTTACTCCGGTAAAAACAGTTTCCATGCCATGTGTTGTAATATCATGACGAACACTGGTGATTAAATAAGCCCCTTTCCACATAGGTATATTGTTTAATTGGAAATACATAAGCGGCGTTATTTGTGCATCACCCATCATTGTGACCGTACAGCTATACGAATAATTAGAATAGACACTATATAAGTCTTGGCCAACCATTGTGGTTTCTCTCGGGCCACGATTACTCTGATAGGAAATCATAAGTTCATTTCTAATTGAGAAATCCGTAACCTGGTGGTCGTCCATTGATAATCTTATATCTTTAAAAAATGATTGGTTTTGTTTTGCAAATGTTACACCAAAACTGGGTACAATGAATCCATCTCCGGCAGCGTCAGAAAACATCGGCTGCGGAACGATTTCACCCCAACTGTTTGCAATGTCGAAACCATCAGACTTATATCCCATTTTACCCTTGTCATCCGGAACATTAAGTACGGCAGACTTTTGACTGGTTGATAACACGATAAAGCTTGTTTCGATTGCATCACTCTTCACGGCTTCGTTATAAGTAAAGGCTTTAAAAACGTCGCCAATTGAATTTTGCCCTTCTGTATAGGTCTTGGCCAGTCCTAACATGGTAGGTAGAGTTAAAAGAGAACAATTGCCAAACTGAGCTGTCTTACTTAGGATTTTTATAATTGAGCAGGATGCAAGGTTTTCAGCATCCGATTTTTCAGTGAATGCTCCCATGCCGCAAATATTCTCAACAAAATTAGTTAAATTCGGCCTAACCTTCATACTGGTGTCGTGATAAAACTCATCAACATAGAAGAATTTGAGGAAGTCACTTTTTATTGGTTTAGTGCTCATTTTTTCAGGAATGCAACTGAAGCTCCAACACTCACGTCTTCTGTTACACAGCCATCTATCGTACATACTCTTTAATGCGATATAGCAGGCGAGTTTTAAATCTCTACTCCTGTAATATTCATCCTTTTGCCCCTTATCTTCTGGTTGTCCTGAACTATCGACAAACGTACCTTCTTTTATTTTGTCAATTGATATCTTGTTGGCGTCTTTCAAACCGCCAACAAAAGCCGAAAGCGCATCAGAAATCGCGTTACCCGGTACCGTCAGGTCTATGTTTAGGATATCGGGACATGAAAAATCAATGATTGTGTCAAAACCGGTGTAAAACTTAATGAATGAATGATAGAATTTAAGGTATTCTGCCGGAGCACTACCTTCGCCGCCCGGTTTTTCACGCATAAATACATTTGTCCTAATTTTTTTGTCGTTTGTTTTTCCTAAACGCCCATCTTTATTCACGTTATAGAAGATATTAAGGGGCGTAGAATTTGCAAACGTACCTGCAAACTCAGCTGTTACTGCTGAGGCGCAAGATTCCGGCGACAATAATTGTTTTGTGTTACCAGAAGTTTCCCATAATCCGAACATCTGCTCAATCTTCGGAAAACTTACAACCGGCGAAGGTACATCTATATGCATATATGATGTTGCGGTAACCGTAGGAATTACTACATGCGGGTTCTTTTCCGGAGAAATTCCATCGGCCCACTTTAAGAAATAATCCATAAGAATTTGTTTTCTTCCTCTAGATGCGTTCTTGGGAGGATTTTTGTAAAATTCAAGTGCGACTTCCCTTCCAAAGCATGGGTCATTTTTCTCAATATCGTTAAGAACATTGTTTGTTACCCCATTTATAGTGTATTCATACGTAATCGGGTCATTTTCAAACTCCACTATCAGTGCATCGTCCTCCCCAATCGTAATAATACCTTCGTTTCTCCAATAGTAAGCACCCTCCCTCAAAAGCATCAAGGTAGGGTAATCTCCGTTTTCAGCTATGCCAGGCAAAAAATATTTCTTATCTTCGCCAAAGGGTATGCCCATTAGGAACAAATAAGCTCTTGCCTCTGGACAGGTTTGTGCATAATACAGCGGGTCCATAAATATGTTTGTCACACCGGCGCTGGTTTTTCTGCTGGATGGTAGTGATATATAACCGTCTATTCTCCCGGAATACAGATTCTTAAGAGATATTTTGCAATTTTCTTCGGTTGATTTCGCACTTTTAAAGGTACCATCTTCAAAAGTAACGTCAGATATATTTTTCGGTAATTTACCATAATTCGGAAACAATCTAGCTGCACTTGAAAAATCACCGGATGTATATTTGTTCAGGGCTGCCTCGAGCCTTTTACCGCCAGAATAAAGTCTGCAAGTAAATGAATTATTCATAATTGTCCTATATGGACTGATTACCAAAAATTTATCAATATTCTTACCGAGTTTTGCATCCTTTGAATAGTTTTCGAGGACTGATGGTGTAAATACTCCAACCGGAAGGTAATTACACAACAAGTTTCCATCCTTATCATATCTAGGGATTCCGTTATAAACCAAATCCCCAGAAATTCCTCTGCTCTTAAGAATTGGTTTTTCTCCACTGACGTAATTTCTTAACAAAAGGGCACCTTCGTTCGGCAACTTATTAAGTCCTTGCAAAAATGCCTTGGTAGGCTTCATATTCAACATTTGGAAAGCGCGTTCAATGTTGCCAACTTCAATGTCAGCAATAAGTTTTGCTTTCTTTGTAAAATTGGCCGTGCCAGTACTTGAGCCGTTCTCATCACCGTCGGAAATTGGGCTGGTGTAGCTTCCATTCATCATTGCATAGAAACACCTGTACAAAAAGATATCTAAGACAAGTTTTGCGGATTTTTCGTCCTGGAGATTTTTTTCGTTGAGAACGTCAAGATATGGATTGCCACCATCGCGTATTATGTCGTAATAATTTGTTGGCGCTAAATCGCCCTCCCTTTCTATCACATTATCTTTCGGGGTTACCGATTCAGTACTTCTTCTTTCTAAGGAAGTTGCGTTTATTATTGCTTCAACAAGTTTTACCTCGTCGAGCTTGTCTCCGCCGTTTAATTCCCCCGGCCAGACCATTACAACCTTCTTGTCTTCAGAATCTTTTACTGTTTCTTCTTTATAAAACATTGTAAATGGGGGTAGTTTTCCGCCATTACTTGATTCACTTTTCAGCGAATTTTCATTAACGTCGGTGGTTATACTATCTTCACACAGCTTTTTATACTTCCTTGAATCATCTGTACTGGATTGAATGCTTTGCCTTATCCTGTCTAATGTATTGTAAAAACAGGACATAAAGGTATCAATGTGTGCAAAAACCATATTGTATAGGTTTTTGATTGTGGGGTCAAATTCTACGGATTCAACGATTTTTTGCTCGCGCTCTTTGTCTAATTTTCTTGTAAGCTCATCAAGTTCTTTATTGAGACTATTAAGCTTATCTACGATGCCGTTCTTAAAGTTCAAATTAGGAAATTGGAAAGCTCTTATTGTCCATTCTTTTTGGGCCGACTTCTTGTGCATCGGGGCCATTGCATCGTCACTATCAAACTTTCTAATGAGTTCGGTTATTAAATCGTTGAAGTCTGATTTGTTGTTTTTCCCAAAAAACGACTTGTTTGAGTCAAATACAAGTACCTGTTTGTCTTTTGCCTTTTCTTCTTTGTGAAAAGCCAAAACAACCATGTGTCTCCCTAATACACTCCTTACTTCTTCGTCTGTATATATCGAGCTCCCAGTTTCTGTTGTATTTTTTCTCTTACGTATATTTTCTATGTCTGACAAAAAATCATCAAAAATCTCTTTTGATGTAACTTTTTCGTCTTTATAATTTTCAGTAGTACCGACAAACTTATTGTATTCTTGTAAATTAGTTGAAAAAATCAGAAAGTCATCAAAAATCTTTCTGTTATTTTCATTTGAGTTTTCTATTGGCAAATAAAAATATCCTGAACGCTCTTTTCCAGTATTAACTTTTGCCCAAGACCACCAGTTTGAATTTTTTGAAGACATTGGGTAACGAAACAAGACAGTTTGAGCAAGTTCTTTCGAAAGTTTCTCTAGTTCTATTCTTCTTTTCCCGTCCGGAGAAACTTCCAGCTCCTTCTTGGCCTTTTCACCAGCGTTCTGCACAGCCGTACGTAATTCGGGAAATGTATACATCGTTTTGGCTGTCGTGGTTTTTTCTGAAACATAACAAAAGTCCCCCGTATTCTTTTTTTCGTCCCAAGTGTTTTTTCCGTAAAGATTTATATATGGAGCAAGATAGACAAACGGGAAAGGAAGGTCACCATACATACCATACATATAGCCAATAAAGCTTGCATTGATTTCAAAACAGCCTATTGAAGAGTTAAATGTAACATTGCACTTTAAAACACTTAAATCATAAGTAACTTCCTTCCCATAAAAACCCTTTACGCTTAGCTTGAAAAGTGGATATGGGAAACTAAAAAAGGCTTTAAAGAAATCAGAATTTGTTGATGCCCTGTTTTTCCCTTGTACAGGGTTTGGATTACCATTGTTGTAATATTCATATTCCGCCGGCTGCATGAGCGATGCACCTCTTACGTCAATGAATTTAATATCAACCGTGGGATAAAACCAACTATCATATTTTATAGAAATAGACTCGATACCCAGACACTCTTTTGTATTTGTCTCCGGGTTATTCATGCTGATGTCTGTGAAATTAGTTGTAAGATAGCTTTCTCCGCCGGCAGTTGTACCATCCATAAATGATATGGTGCCGTTATCCGAAGAAAACTCAACAAAATTGTTAGCTATATCGCCGCCGTCATCAGTCATGCCACAAGAATATCTGTCCCCGTTTATTACACGGAGATTTACCGAAAAGGAATAATCCTCATAAGGTTGAGGTATCCCATTCTGTACCTTGTTACCTTCGCTTGTTATAAAAAGACTGTTCGGCTCAATATATTCAATTCTTCCTAATTTCTTAACGTCGTTTTCAGCTGCCATTTAAAATTATTTATAAAGCTTCTTATATTCTTCAATGGAGGCTCTGTAATCCTGAATTGACTGACTTAAAGGGTATGGTATCCTTAACTTTGCCCCATCAGGTATTTCGAACTCAATAGAGCCATATTGTGGATTGGCCTGCATGATTAGCCAGCCATAGTTACTATCATTATAATATTGGTAGGAAATAATATCAAGCCTTGACTCGCCCTTGATATATGTTTCATAAAAATCTGTATCCTTGGGGGGTATGACGCCGAAAGGAACAATTGAAATTGCTCCGTCTTGTCTGAACTGTGAGTATCTGTCGTATGAAGCCATAAAATATATATTGTTTCTTATTTTTTATCACTTTCGGTATCTGACTTTCTGGTCCAAAACCTTCTTGCTTCAATTACGTTAGCATTGTCATCTTTATCTAAGATTACTGGTGACCAGGTCATTGCCTCATCATTTTTGGGGGTCACATAACTATCTCTGTAGTCTGAACGTCTGTCATATATTGAAGTATTAGCATAATAATTAAACGATACGGCATTCTGAAGTCTTGCAATAGGCCCGGAGATGTCACTTCCGCCAAGGAACGTAAATGTAATATTAACATTTGCCATCATTGGCTGCAAACCTACACCCTCCGGATTGAGGTCCCACTGTATTCCGTTGTTATCATACTCTATGTTAATGTTTTGTATGCATATCTTTGTATTGAAGAAGTCACCTATTCTCAACACACAGAACGGGGCTCTACCAAAAGAGAGGTTTCCAGCGCCATAAGCACTTCCCATACCCAGGTCTGATGAAGAAATCGTTGGCCCTTGCCTCATACATTGCTGTAAGAAAGTTAGCCTTGCATTGAAGCCTTCCGGCGTAATTGAATGAAAGGCCGGGTCAAAATAATCAACCTTATCGGAAATATACCTTTTGACCATGTCATCATTCTCATTTATCTGCTTGAAATATGCATACTCATTGTCATAGGTATCATTTTCATAATCATCAGATTTACTAGTATCATAATACTCTTTTGTGGTTGTTTCCTCACTACGAACAACTTTTATGTTTTCTTTATGAGGAATTTCTTCATAGTCTTGTATTTCGGTTATATCCGTTTCCGCTGGTATAATTCTTAGTGTCACAACAGCAGCTCTGGCAGCCTTAGGGCGGAAACCAGATTCGTCGCCAATGTTAGTCCCCTGTATTTCACCATTCCCATTGTGAGATATTGTATCCCTATTTTGAAAATCAAAACAACTAAGAGTTCTTATCCAGCCCTCGATTACTGCGGCCCTGTTTTCAGCCAAAATGTCATTTGACCTTGCGTTGTCAGATACCTTAATATCTCCGCCTTCACCGGTAACATCGACAACAGCTAATGCTTCATCTTTTGAGCTATAACCATGGGATGATGCATAACCCTGAATTTTTATCTCATACCTTGACTTATTGTTTGTAGCAGCATTAAACTTCGTTACTACATCGTTAAGGTGCTTAAAGAAATTATATGCCGGTATTAACTGTTTTTCTTCTGCTGTTAAGCTGACCATACTTTTTGCGGTTTCAAGTTTTTCGCTTGAAGTAAGACCGGTATTACCATTATTGAGGTATTCAACTATTCCGTCCTGTTCCGGAATATCGTCGCCCCAGAAATCACCATAAAACCCTGCGTTTAATCCGTAATCAACAGTGTCTTTATATCCTGTTTTTGTCCTAAGGATTTCATTATTAACCCTTGAATCAACAGGATAATACCAATACCTGGTTGAGTTCTCGTATTTCCCTGGTGCAGAATCATAATATTTTCCGTCATATGTCATTCCTGTTGAACCAGAAGCACCATCCGCATTACCATTAACTTCATAACCTACCTTTCCGTCCTCTCTATCACCCTTCTCAAACATCTCTATAAGGCCAAGTTCATAATCTTTGGTATGTTTTTGTTTGTCTTTTGGTAGTCTATTTTTTAAAGTACCAGCATTATTGGCCTTTGAGACCTCTTGTCCCATAAAGTCTGCTGCAGAATAGTTGTTTGGATAATAAAAAATACTGTAAAACGTTATTGCGGCGCCTTCTTTCCATTTTTCGCCCTCTTTTACGGTATCTGAGGTTTTCCCATCTGTTTCGGACGGTTCTGTCAGTGTTTCTGCCACTTTTGTCTCTTTTACGGTTTCAAATGGTACCTTATATTCTTTCCTCGGGTTGAATTCAAGTGAGTCACAACCAGCAAAATAACGAAGAATTACCTCGTCTTTACTTAACGGGGAGGTTTTATTTGCTGTTTTGCCCATTTTTCCGCCCCTCGCCCATTCGTTGATGATTGACGGATGGTCGATAAGGATTGTGAATGAAAGCGAGCCGGTCCTTTCTGAATTTACATAAGAATAAAGCTTTTCACCCCTCCCTATAAATTCATTTGGAGTCCAATCTGCATGCATTTGCTCAGAAAATTTAAGGTTGTATGGGGGAAACCACATTATACGTCCGCCATTAGGACCCCTTTGCTCTGGTGTAAGAGTCATTCCGTAACCATTAGCTACGCCGGTACTCCTGGATATAGTTCCACCTGTTGCCGTTGTTGCGTTTCCGTTTTTTGTGGTTGCCGGCGCTAGACTTTTGCTTGTAGTGTTTCCGCCACTCTCGTCTTTACTTTTTCGAATCAGCGTGCTATCCGCAATAATATCCTTCCAGGCAAGATTTTCGATAGAAAACATGCATCTCTTTATCGAATCTTCCTCCATTTTGTCTCTGTCATTAACGTAGTAAGGAGTAAAGACCGGCCTACCATTTTCTGTGTCAAGAGACGAGTACTTCCTTAAACGCTCATAGCCCTTATTTGGACGCATTAATTGGTCTTCATTATGTAATGTTGCGTGCTCTATCCCCGCATTTTTAGGGTTCTCTGAGGAAGCGTCCGCCCATCTACCCCTTATAAGGTGTTTAAATTTTGAATATTGGTGATGGGTGGTCCATACGCGACAGTAAGGGTTCGGGTAACCATTCTCGTTTGTAAGATTTACTTTCCTAAGGTTCCTACCCCTAGACAAACCGTAAATATGGTCTGTAGCTGTATTGAGAAAGTCTGAAACCCCCTCTCCGTTTCCGTTAAGTGTGGCAAACCTATTAACAAGAGACTTAATTTTACCTTCATAAAACATTCTGTTTGTTTTACCAAGTAATCCCTTAATCTCTTTGTCGGGTGAAACGGTATCAACATCAAGGAAATATGCATAATCCGACTGAGGTATAGAATCACGGTCATAAACCATAGCCCTATTCCTTTGGTCTTCCTCGTAATTCTCTACATATAGACCGTGTTCTGCTACGCCATTAAGTAGATTTAAATAGTAGTGAGAACCCATATAATCCCACATATCGATAAGTGACCCGTGATAAGGTTCTCTACCTGGTGTAAAAGCTTCAAATTTTTCATTAAAGCCTTGTACATTGCCATTTAGGGTTCTTCTTACAAAATTATCTTCAAGTGGTACAAGAACATATGGTTCAGACGGACTATACCTTTTTGGACCAAGCTCAAAACGTTCAATATCTTGACTATCAAGCGGAGTATTAAGGTCTCCAAAAATTGAATATGTGCTTCTAAGATATATGTTGTCACTCAGAGCATCCCCGCTTCTTTCATTTGCGGCGTTTTCAAGGTGTGTATAGCCAAAAAGGTCGCGAGCTATCGTATCGTCAAGGAAACGAACGTGATTTTGCTCACTCTCATAGACATCATAGTATTCGCCAATCGCCGGAGCTCCCTGCAGGCCAAAGTTATATGAGCCATCGGCACCTGGCTCCTCATACCTTCTCATGTAAGGGTTGCCCAACAAGTTAGCTGACCTTGCTGGTGTGCTAGTTGGACCGAGGCCTCCTCTTGTGCTGCTGACTGTCTTTCCTATTTGCCTGGACGTAGTTCTCCGGACCTCTCTTGCCCCAATCTGGTAGTCAAGTGAAGCCCTCCTGTTATCATCTCCGTTTGATAGTTTCATAAGTGTAGAATTAAGGCCAAAAAGATTGCCTCCCATTGTCCTTAACTCTGACCTTATCGCATGTCCTGTTGCGAACATGTCAAAACTACTTATACCTGGTTTTCCGCTTTTCATGTTTTCTTGTATATTATATTTGATTCTTAGACATTCCTGCTGCGTTCAACTTCATAATTGTCTCTTCAATAAGTTTAGCTAGGTCCATTTTAAATCCCTGGTCATTCTCGAGCATCTTAATTAAATCAACAGAACTAGATTTCTTATCATCGCCATTGACGTCCATCTTCAGATTTCCACCAAGATTAATGGTCCAAGTAACTTCTTGTTTTTGGCCAGTATTTTGACCCACGCCCTGTGTTTGCTGACCTTGTGTTGATGATGGCACTACTTGGGTCGATGGAATACTACTTTGATTACTGACGAAAGTTGTACCATTGTTTCCAGCGGTATTTATATACTGGGTAGGTTGTGTTACGCTATTAATACTTGTTCCCGTTGCAGCACCTCCTGAACTAGCAGGCTCTATTTCTACATAATTGCTCCTTTTTCCAGTTATCGTTGCTGTATCAATGCCATATTTTCCTGGCAAAGAACTGGTGCCGGCAGTACTTGTTGTATATTCATCAACCTTCGCTGCTGTTTTTTGCACTATCGCCGCTATACTACCAAATAAAGAGCTGATTTCTTTGGCTAAATCAGAATCCCCTAATGCCCCTAAAAGTTCTTTCTCTACCGCAGACTTGGCTTCGGCCGGGGTTTTTGAGTGCAATGTAGCATCAATTGCCTTTACGCCGGCCGGAACAGCTTGGCCAAATAACAAGGCATTAAAACTCTCAATATTTTTAGAAAACGCATCAAGATTGTTAGCGGCCGTCAAAACATCAGGTGTGAATTTTTCATTTAATATCCTGGATGCTATTTCATATGCGGATTGGCCACTTATGCCTGGTCTTAAGACATTTCTTGCCGCTTCATTTTCAGCCTGAGACCTATAACCTTTCATCTTATCTTCGATGGTCATCACAGCCTTAGCAATCGCCTTGATATCTTCACTTTCACTCTGTGTTTCTTCTATAAGCTGCTGCTGTAATTCAGGATGGCCAGCTATTTCTGCAATACTCCTAAATTCTCCGCCTATTGTGGCACCAGCAACGCCAGTCTCACTATCTATTTCGCCAACATTAGACAATAAAGTCTTTAACTTCTCATCGATGCCCCCTATTCCGTTGGTATTTATCTGTCTTTCTATTTCGCCTTTTCTAGCCTGTGCAAAAGATTGGTCTAAAAGATTGCCATAATCAACACCCATAGCTTCGGCAGCCCGTTTCATTCTCATCCTGGTTACCGGGTCCATTTCAATCTGGTGGGTAACTGAATTGTATGATGCAGCGCCAGCCGTCATCTGATTGAAACGGTCCTGAAGCCCATTCATGTCAGTTAAGCTTTCATTAAGCATTGCCAGTGGGTTTGAAAGGGCAGCAAAGGACCCGCCAAGTACTTGAAGATTGGCGGCAGCTTCAACAGCACCCGTTACGCTTCCTACTTTGTCTGCAAAAGAGGCAACCTGTTTCATGTCCTGACGAATCTCAGTTGCTTTCCTGGCCATTTCTTTAAGGCCATTTACGCCGTTTCTAAAATTATACCTCTGGGCCATATCGAGGTTGCTTGTGAAGTTTTGGGTATATTTCTGAAGATTTATACCGTAACTTTCTGCCTCTTTATATAATTTTCCGGTAGCCTTTGCGGCTGACTTCATGGAAATGCCCAATTTGTCAAAACCGGCTACGATATTTCCTACGCTTTCTTCTCCAAAAACTTTAGATGCGGCAATAAGATTTTCAAGAGTAGAGTCTTCTATTGGAATAATTTCCCCGTTTCTATCCCTCTGCACCTGGTCGATTGATACGTTCCTCTGGAGTTTTGACATCATTGTACTCTGCATCCTTAACATTTCTGTATTTGAAATGTTGTAAGACATAGAGTGCTGCATCTTACTGTTCATTTCGACAGTTCTTATGGCAGTAGAAAGAATACTCTTGCTAGACAAACCAACAGATTTGGCTAACTCGGCGGCGGCATCTTGTACCTGGGTGAAAGGACGGGCAATGCTGCCAACAAAATCAGCCATACTAACAACCGCATCAAGAGTTTTCCCAAGTTGCGCGACCGGGTTTTTCAACTCATTTAACGATTTTTCGAGTTCTTCTAGTTTTTTAGCTGTGTCAGAAATAATTGCCATAAAAAAATATTTTCTTAGTATAAATATCTTCTGTACATTTTCTTAAGGTAAAAAAGGAGGCAATAATTACCTCCTCTTCATGTTTTTAATGTTTTCTTGTTCGAGTCTTGCAAATTCATTAATAGCGGCCCCGTCATAAGTTCTATTACCACTTCTTCTTTCCAGGGATGCTTTTACGCCTTGCTGCTCTTCGTTGTGTTTTTGAATGTAATATCTGCGGTCTTGTATCGGGAGCTTCATTACTGTTTCCATCGGAAGATTCATGTAATGAGTGCAGCCCCATATTTCATCCTTTAACGTTCTTTCATAATTACTCGGAATCAGTGAGAAATATAAATTGGTCAAATTGTAGAAACACATTCATAGAGCCACCTCCAAGAGACTCTGGCTTTTGGATTTCGAAATTATAATCAACGCCGGGAGTATTCTTAATTATATATCTCCTTAAGGAGGTTGCATCCTTGATTGGCATATTGATTATGTAGTTATGAATAAAATTTCTGTCCTTGTTGCCATTAATCGAGACGATTTGCATTTCCAATTCGTTCGTTGTCCTATGAGAAACCTGATGTTCATCTTCACCTGATTTTTCGGACCACTCTTTCAGTTTATCAATTGCAATCTCTATTTCTTTTCTCTCGGATGCTGTCATTGTTTCATCTTCGCCAAGGTAGAAAAGTAGCTTTTTGTTATAGTTTTCTATCTCTGATTTCCTAAGACTTGGTATTTCAAGTTCATCAAGCTTGGCGAGGTTGGCGTAATCCTTATGTGTGAGGAATTTGAACTTTACCTTATCTTTCGTTAATGGGAGTTCGTAATCAAAGTAACCATTTTCATCACCAACAAGGTTAAAGTCCTTGTATTTCAGTTTCGAAAGGTCAATTTGTGTGTCGAACTGTTTCTTTGTCTCGGGGTCGGTCGTCGAGACGGAATACATATTACCATAAGCTGATGAACGAAGGAAAAGGATAATGGCGTCCCTATCCCCATCCAGGAGGTCATCCGGGTCAATTTCTGGGTCACGCACTTTTTCCTTTAAAATAATATCAAGCACCATATTGTCCCTGTAAAGGTTCGGCGACACTATGATATTTTCATCCATTGCCGTAAGATATGATACTGCAATCCTTCCCTGCTTATTCTTATAGCACTCACCCTTTGACGGAAGAGGTATAATATCATAAGAGGCCATCGGGTTAGCTTCGTCCCTTTCTGGAATAATCTTACTGGTGTTTTCTATTACTGCCACTTTTTCAGAAACCGGCTCTGACGCGGGCTTTTTCTCAACCTTCTTAACTTTTGGAGTAGCCTTCTCTTTGTTTATTTCTTCAATCTGCTCTAAAACGGTTTTTTCCTGAGATGTTTTCTTCTTTACTGTCGGCTTAGCTGATTTTGTATTCCCCCTGAGTTCGTCTAATGTTCCACCGAGGAAGGTCCATTTTTCAATGATATCCTCCTGTCCGTTACGAAGTAGCTCGACCTGGTCATTAATCTTATCTTCGGAATACTTTTTTGTCCCATCCTCGTTTCTTGCATTTTTCATTGACCGCACGGTTTCCTCTATGGTTTTTTCCCACATATCAAAAGAAGCCTTAAGCTGTTTCTTTTGCTTTTCAAGGTCTTTTATTTCAATAGTTGCCATTAATGTCTTCTATTCTTTTCTTTTATTTTTTTCTGTTTTTCAGTATATTTTCCAATTGACTCCTTAAGAGTTTTCATAACTTTTTCAGGGTTATCGTGTATGTCATGTTCCCATACTCTTATAATAGGAATTCCATGTGATAACGCCCATTCGTCCTTTACTTTATCAACCCACTGATTGTGCTTTTGCATCGGGTTTTTTTCTTCGTAAGTTAAGCCGTAAGAATGGTAGTAATCGCCATCCACTTCAACGATTACATTTGCGTCCGGGCAGTAGAAGTCGTAAAATCGGCCGATTTCCTTTGCCTCGTATTGCCTTATATACTTTACACCAAGTACATCAAGAAAATTTTCAGCAAAATAGTCTTCTAGTTTTGAGGTACCGTACTTTGGGTGCGGCCTCTTCTTCTTAACTTCCTTTGACAATTTTGTTGTCTTCGTTTTTGCTGTTTTTCCTTTGGGTACCGGCTGTGGCATTATCAGGTTATTATGAGTTTTTTATATTTAAACGTGACTCCACAATTGTGACAATTGGTACTGCAAGTGTAGGGGTCAGATATGAAATCTATATAAGCTTTAGATGCATACTCGTCATCAAACGCATCGACCAACTTACAATCTGTAAATTCATACTTGTAAGTCTTTTCCTTACTATTTACAACCGTGGTCACATAAATAAATATGCTTTGCGGTTTTTTCAAAAGGCGTTTTAGAAAGTTGCATCTTTCCTCTTCCTTTTGTTTTAAAAGTTCAACGAATACACCATAGTCTCGTATATCGACAAATCTAACTTGCAATAGCCGCTTTTTAAAGTCTGCTCTTGTATAAACGTACATTGTATTTGCCATGTCTGTAGCATTGAAAAGGTCGGCTGATTCAACAATCCTTGCCTCTTCTTTAGAGAATGGTTCAAATACGTCAAAATCCATATCAGAATCAGAATCATTCGTCGTCACTCTCGTATCAACTGAAAAACTCTCGTTATATGGTTCAATTATCTTTTCATCGTTCTCCGCTTCCTGTTGCTCAACTTCGGCTATTACAGACAGATTTTTTTGCGGCGTTTCCGGAGCATTTTTCAAAACTGGACCGGTACTGTCGCCGTTGTCTTTTTCTACTTTAAACCTCGTAAAAAAGTCTGTTTCTTCGGTAAATCCCGACAAATTATAACGACTTACACATTCAGGGCCGGCTGCCGCTTCCGTGTAATTTCCAACCGTAACAGTTTCAGACGCGTCTTTCAAGGTATCTTCTGCTTTTACTTTTACAGGTTTAACTTCCTTGCTTGCATCAGCCACATTTTTAATAACTTTGGTGTCCTCCTTTTTTGGATTATCTGGGCTAACTATGACACCTTCTGACATTTTGGCCATCTCCTCCATCGGACATGTCATTGCTTCCTCTTCCCGCTCTTTCTCGTTTTTAACAAGCACACTATCTTTATAAGATTTAGACGGTACTTCTGGTATCGGCTCAGGCTTTGGCTCTTCCCAGATATGATTTTTTATGACTACTTTATCATCATCTTTATTTAAAGGCTCGACGGTAACGCTATTAGACACGACACTTTTTGAAATTTTCTCTTCAATAACAGATATTGGTTCGGTTTTGCCTTCATCAACAACCTCTATTTCAGCCTTTTCAAAATTCTGCTGCACAGGCTCCTTATTGTCAGCTGCTGTACCCGGAGCTTCAACCTCATTTGCATTCTTTGCGGAAATTCCAAGCATACCAGCAATAACGTCATCTGGCGCCGTTTTATCACTCTCTCTCTTATATACAGCTCTTAATAAAGACAGACGAATCTTTCCATCTCTAATTTTTTCGACAATGATACTTGAGTTTTTCCCACGAAGTCTTAGTTCATTAAGTGTGGCAAGCCAAGAATCAATCTGGTTTTCAAGCGTAACTATATCGTCGTCGAGTGCTTTTAAACTAACAACACCATTGTAGGTATATCTTTCGGCAATTTCTTCAAAAATATTCATAATTTTGTTCTTTTTATCCACATTAAGATAGGCTAAAAATATCATTAAGTCAATAAAATTGCTTTAAGCAACTATTTATAATGTAAAAGTACTGAAATATGAAAAAGACAGTAAAAAAAGATATTACAGAAATGAAAAATCTCGTCAAAAATATGCCTAAAACCATAAACGAGATTATTAGCTTTGAAGGAAATGACGCAGACCTTGAAGGATTTGGAGAAGAAATGCCGGAACAGGGTCCGCTTGATGAGCCTGAAGTAGAAGAAGAACCCGACCAGATTACAGCTAGCGAGCACGCAGCACAGTTAATCGATGATATAAGAAAAAAGGCTCTTCGCGCTATGGCCGACCTTGCTGATACTCCTGAAGACGAGAATTATATTATGCTCAAAAAAGTGTGGCAAATGACCGATAGAAAACCTGAACAGCAACAACAAAATCAAAACGGCCAGGCACCAGTTCAGGGACAAACTGGCGTTGTTCAGCGATAAAAAACTTTTTCCCACTATTTATAAGAAAAATAAGAAATTAAGATTAGTAATACAATGAGTGACCTTCTTACCAAAATGCCCTTAACCTATGAACCGTTAAGGAAAAATAGATGGATACTTCGCTTCCCGGCAGACCTTGGAATACAGGAATGGACCCTTGAATCTGCAAAGAGACCACAAATCAATCAACCTGCTACTGAAATCCAGTTCATTAACACTTCTACTTATGTAGTTGGCCGTTATACTTGGGGTGAAATAAACGTGGTATTCCGTGACCCTATCGGGCCTTCAACTTCGCAGGCTATTATGGAATGGGTTCGCCTTACTTCTGAGTCCGTCACTGGGCGTCAGGGTTATGCTATTGGTTATAAAAGAGACCTTGAGCTTGAAATGCTTGACCCTACCGGAGCCGTTGTGCAGAAATGGATTCTTAAAAACTGTTTTCTTACAGATGTAGATTTCGGAGACCTCTCATACGGTGATGATGGACTCGCAACGATTTCTGCAACTATCCGTCCGGACTATTGCATACTCGCTTACTAATCAACCTTTTATAAAAAAAAGAGCACTCTCAATCAGGGTGCTCTTAATTTTTAATCTATTATTGTCCAAACCTCTAACAATTTATTGAACTCGGCATATTTTATCACAGTATAACCGTTGTTTCCAAACTCAGTTCCCCAAGAATTACGGATAATAAAACCTTCGTCATTATATCCTACTATCGAAATTGCATGGTATCCGTAAAAACCGTCGCCTGGTTGTTTTTTCCAAAACTCTGGCCTTCCACTAAAAACAGGAAGGGCGCCGACACAAGGCCCGTTCATCACCAAAGCCCCACGTAATGCGTCAATAGTTTTTACCATTGCATATTCGTTAATCTTAAGATTTCCACTTTTTGAACTGACCCCGTGATGCCTGAGATATTTGAATGCCTCTTTAAAAGACATTCCGTCGCCTTTATTTGTACGGATATTATAAATCTCATGATAATCAACCTTATTGTCTTTTTTGCTCCCTGTACTGAGATTTTCATGCCAGTTCAAATAAGCCGAAATTGAACATGGGACACAAATCGATTCTGCGCCCTGGTTTAAAACCCCGGGAAGAAATCTCCTATAAGAATATGTTCTCGGCAACTGTTGCATTGGCATACCAGCTGTACCAAATATGTGCTCAGAACCATCAATTACAGAAGGCTCGAATCCGAATTTTGTTTCTTCGTTAAACATAACTATTCAACAGTGACTTTTCTTTTTGCAACAATAAACATCTCACCTCTCGGGGTTACAATGTAAATCATCTCATTATATTCATTAAGCTCCTTTATGAACATATACCTAACAATGCTCTGGTTTGTTTCATAGTCGGAATATGTTTTCTTAATCCATCCGTTAAAATTGGCCGGCAATGCATCAGCAACACACATTGAATCAATCTGGTAGGCATTATATCTATGTGTCACCTGTTTCATCATTTGTGACGCACCAAACGTTATCTCCGTGTTTTCTTTATTTTTACCTTGACGGACCTTATTCAGCGAACCACAAGACGCAAAAGAAAACAGGATAAAAAAGAAAACAAGCAGTTTAAAAAATCTGTTTTTCATACTCTATTCTATTTTACTATAAATAGTTTAAAACAAGCCGTTATATAAAAAATAGGAACCGTTTCGGGTTCCTATTTCTGTTTAAACATTTCTGCTTTTTAGAGCGATTCATCAAACTGTACGCTCTCCGGATATACAACGAAGCTAATGCTGATATATTCCAATGCCGGAGTAGGCTTGATGAGAATCTTTGCAGGAAGTATGTGCTGGTCGCGGGTTTCCTCTGTGGATTCGGTAACAACACGGTAATCATAAATACCTCTGTTAGCCTTTACATCCTGGAGAATCGGCTCAACAACTGAACGGAACTGCTTCTCAAGCGTTACGTCATACTGCTCAAAGATAAGATTCCTTGCGGCCTGTGAAACAAGCTTCTTAACACGAATCATAAGTCTTGAAACATTGATTCTATTACGAGGAGTCTCCTGGTGATAGAGAGTCTTGTTACCCCAAACCTTTACACCATCTACTGCAAAGGACTTGATAGGGTTAATCATATTCTCATAAAGAGTATCCTCATCAAGGAGCGTAGTTTTGTAGTAAGCCCTTGCACACTCGACTTCACCACGGGTAAGACCTGCAGGTGAGAACCAAGGGAATGAAACATTGTCCGTTGCGGCCATATCCCTTACTACATCCTTAGTTGCAGGAAGGTCAATATACCTCTTGTTATCACCATCCCAGTACTTAACCCAAGGATAATATGTGCAAGCATAAGGGCTGTCGATTTCACTATCTTCGAGGAAGCTAGCTACATCGTCCGGGCTGTATGTTACCATATCGTAGTCATACTGAGGTGATGCCATAACATAGAGGGCGTCGCCACCACGTCCGTCTTCGCTGTCTTCAATAATATCAAGGGCATCTTCGCTAAGGAGTGCCTGGTTATACCAGTTGATACCAGGTGTTGCAAAGAGGTTGATATCGACATCCTCCGGGTTTGCAAACTGCATATAACCAGCAAGATACGCATAGTAGTCAGTTGTGATTGCAATCTGAGGAAGTTTAAGGCTTACCATAGGGTCGAGCTCAAGTGCCTCGTTACCACCAATAGGACGGAAGATTTCGGTTTCAGCATAACCACTACCAACTCTTTGCAGGCTATACTTATTACCGCGATATTCATCAGTGTTAGTTCTATGGTCCCTATTGATATCCCAACCATCAAAACCACCATACGGATAGACAGTGAATTTACGAAGGTTAATGTCCTTGTAAAGGCACTGGTCCATGTAGTCGGTAGGGAGAATACGAGGAATCCTAGGATACTTATTCATCTGAATCGGGTCGACAGAAGTGAAAGTGAAACCTGATACACCATCAACCTGAGGGGTTGCCGCTGTCTGTGTTGCAAAGATTGCATCAAGGTGGAAACCATTGGTAATCCTTGAAGGGTCAGCATCACCAATGCCATCTGCGTATGCCTTAACACCCTTGTAGTTAAGTATGTCATAGTCAAGCACATTATCGTTAAGGCCGAAATACTGCCTCTTTGGCTTAATGGTATTGTCATAGACGGTATTGTAGTTCATTGTTAAACCACAAGGAGTGCCGTACTTAGGAACAGGGTATCCAAGGAAGCCACAAGGAACACAATCATCAATACCTTCTTCATTACTGAACTCAAGGGCAATATACTTGGACTTGTTTGGATATGAACCGTCTATCGTACCAATTTTAAGACCAACGAAGTTTGATTCACCCTCAACCATTGAGCAATTGGTGAATTTTTCGAGAACCATCTGCGAGTTATCACTGTCGTAGAAATCACGGACAACAACATCAAACAATCCTTCAACTGGTCGAATTCTCTGGAATGAAACCTTTACCTGATAGTTTGCAGCATTACCGTCACTGATTGTATAGACCTTGAAAAGCTTCTTAACGTCGATTGTTTCGGTGCTTGCAGCCTTAACTTCAGAAACAATCCAAGGAGTTACAGCACAACGATATGTTGAAATGTAGTCCTTATAATCTTCACTATCACTTATAGCGTAATTCATTACTACGCTACCGCTTCCAGAACCACTCATTGCTTCTACGTAGGCCTTATCATGAAGTGCCTTATAAAGTGCCATATCATATACAGCCTCGATATATACCGGTGCTGAGCCCATAAGGGGGTCCTCAGGGAATATCTTGTAAATATAATCCGGGGCGCTTGGGTCCATTGAAACATTATAAGTTACGGTTGAGCCTGTATAACCGGTTTCAGCAACACTTGGGTCGAAGTATGAGACTGTTAAGGCAAATCTTCCCAAATCAACATCAATTGAATCATTGGAATCATATGTTGCAACCGCCTGTGCATCAGCAGTATAAGCAGAACTACTAATTGAACAGTCTGCACCATAAGTATAGCCAGAATAATCGTTCAATTCTATAGTAGTTACAATATCCTTCGGAGCCTCACTGCTCTCAACGCATATACCAGACTGGGAAGTACTGCCAGAATATGTCTTTTTAGAACGAATAATTGCTACCGGAAGCTGTTCGTCGCCTTCGCCTGTGGTTATAATCCAAGCCTTGCCGGCCCAATAACCGGAAAGACCAAGAACGCGCACAACTTCAAGCTGTTTTGACTCCTCCAGATATGCCTTAGCAACGTATGGAAGTTCATATTTAGGGTAATTTGTTCCCTTGAACTTTATAGGGGAAGTTCCGCCGAAGTAGTCAGTGAAATCATCCCAGCTCGCAATAGAAATAGGCTGGAATGCGGGACCCTTAAGAGTCTCACCAGCTACGCCGAGGGTTGTGATACCCAAACTTTTAGTGGAATAAGTTATGTCCCTTACCTCAGTATAAACACCAGGAGAAACATGACCGCCTCTTGCATCGCTTATCATTTTAAACTAATCTTTTAACTTATTATTTTTCTATAAATAGTGTTAAATACCCGAAAAACAAGCATTCACTTATTTTTATTCTTTAACTATTATTTCTTCCGTATATTGTTCATCGGCCGGGTCGTAATCAGAAACTATTTCTTCCTTTGTAAAGCCATTCAAGGTTATCTGTGCCGGCCTACTGTTTCTCTTTTTTATCACCTTACATATTTTTACCTGGTCACCGTTATGGAATTCGAAGTCTCCCGGGATATTTCCATCAAAAGACTCACAAACTATGTCTCCATTCACCTTGATTTTGAAGTATTTAGCATTCTGTGAAAAAGACTGTTCTCCCTTTACTGTGAAATCCATATCCATATTGAAAACCAGATTCATATCACAAGGGTCGATTATTGCTTTTAATGAAACGTCCCTGTAATAGTATGGTTTATCGTCTATGCAGTCATTGGTTTCCGTCATAATTGTTTGTGTGTCGGCCGGTTTTAAAACTCCCCCGACTTCAATATCCGCATAACTTCCGTCTCCTTCAATGTCAAAACCGATAAAATCAAGCCTTGGAACTTCATGCACAATGAAACTGTCTTCCGTTATGATATAAGCCCTGACCGTAATTGTATATGACTGAGAATAATACTGTCTGTTATCGAGGCTGTATTCGCTATCGTCACTAATATCGTTAAGTTTCATAGATACGTAGTGTCCGTTTGGTCTTATATAACAGTTTATTGCCTTGAACCGGTCATTCACCATCTCATTGAACTTATTGAGGAGTTCATATTTGTTTGTAAAGATGCTCACTTTATAAATCAAATCGACGGCATACGGCTGCTTCATACGATATTCTATATAATATTCCCGGTTGTTTTTATCCGTTGCAACAAGCCTTTTCATTAGCCAGGTATGCTCTCCTGGAATATTCTTGCTTTCCCCGTTGATTGTCCCGGATTTTGGGTTGTTTTCCCTGGATATTGCCTTAAAATTGAGAATCGGGTTTTTGTTTTCATCAGTAAAGGTCCAGGATTGCATATATTCACTGAACCTTTGATTTGAAAACAGTGTCATGGTTGGCAAATATTTACCTTCATAGGCTATTTCGAGGCCGTTTTCTACCCACTTCTTAAATTCCTTGTCAATGTCTTCGTAGGTCAAAGTTTTTGGGAATGGGGTACCGTCCTTAAGCTCTTCGAGGTCAAGGTTTTTCCTTAATTCAACTGGGTCTGGCTGATTATCGTTTCCCAAAAAGTTTTTAAAGTTCCTGCTTCCCATTATTTTAACCGTTAAATTCAATGTTATCTGCTGGGGCTGCCTCTATGGTACGATAATAAGGTTCGACCCCGTATATGGTATTTTTGTTGGACGTCATTCCAACCCTTCCGTCGTTCGTAACAGTGAAGAATTCCATTTTCTGTGGCGTAATCTGCACCCCAATGTAATCGCCTCTCTTTATGTCTATATCCAATTCGTCGAAGGTTTTCAATAACACGCTAAAAATAAGCTTACCTGGCCGGGCATACATACCCTTCATCTTGTTTTTTTCATATGATTGGAGTTCTGCATCCTGGATTTCATAGACACAAGGTACTTCAACCGGCGGAAGATAACGTATGGCGTCTTTATCGGCTTCCTTGTAAATGTCATTGACCTTTGTTTTTGATAAATCGACCTGGTATAATATAACTGTCTGATTTGCATCTTGTTCCATATACTCCATAGCAAACTCCATCTCGAGATTTATATCATCTCTACCAAAGAACTTATGGTTTCTCTTAATCGGAGTTTTTCTCTTCAGTGTCGTATTATTAAACTGTAATTCCATCTCAAATAAAGCCTAATATTGTTATATAGATAAATATCTGTTTTCTTTAATAAAACATACAAAATGTATTCCTACTCTAAAAATAGATTAAATAAAATATATAATATATTATTATAATATAATATACTAAAAATTATGATAGATAAGTAACAAATATGTTATCTAAAGTTGTAAAATAGAGATTTTTTTAGTATTTTTATTAAAAGTAGATATATTACTTAATGACTTATACTAGCGCGAAGGCAAAAAATGAAGCAATTGAAATTTTAAAGGGGTACTCAGGTTCTAACCCGTATTATCTCATGCTCAAAAGAGACGTTATCCTCAAAGGTGACGTCAAACAACTTAATGCCTTCAATGTAGAATATATCATTGAAAATCAAACATTTACCCCAAAAAAGATTGAAAAGTTAGTAAAGATAGCTGATTGGTATGGTTTAAAAAAACAACAAGATTGGGGTACGGATTTTATTCCGCAAAAACTGCGGATTGTCAGTCTTCTAGGCGAAACAAACACAGTTTATCACTGCTATGTTCAATATAGAAAGAGTATTGACCCGGTTATGGCATTTTTGCCTAAAAGAGCTGTCCTGACTAACTTCACATTACCTGATTGGCACGATTATCCTGTTGATTTTGAACGTTATGATAAACTTTCAATGTCGAAGGACCCGAACAGACGTCTTAAACTTCATCAAAAAGACGGTGTAAAGTTCTTGTTATCCAGGAAGAAATGTATTTTGGCAGACGACATGGGCTATGGAAAAACGTGTGAGCTTGCCGTTGCCGCTATTGAAGGCAATTTTGACGCCGTCCTGATAATATGCCCGGCTTCAATTAAAACCAATTGGAAAAAAGAGCTTATGTGGTATGTTCCGGAAAGGGATATTACCATAATCGAATCATATCTTGACAAAAATAAGGGAGAACTGGAAAAATATCTCGGTTATAAGGAGGGAAAGTCCGGTTTAAGCGTTTCAGAACTTCAAAATGAGGCCAAGGAAGCTGGAAAATGGGAGGAAAACCGCTTTGTTATAGTAAATTATGACATTGTCAATGAATTCTATCAAATACCGGCAACCAGAAGTAAGGAAAATATTGATATTGCATTCAAAAACAGTCCATTGCTACAATATATAGCCAATAAGAAGGCTCTGGTAATCGTTGATGAAGCACACAGACTGTCAAACACGACTTCTGACAGATATAAAATCATAAGGGACCTCATCAAGAGAGGTAATCCGGACAGCGTATATCTTGCAACCGGTACTCCGATTACGAACAATCCTCAAAACTACTTCAACTTATTGCAACTTATCGGTGACTCTGTTGCTGATGATAGGGAATATTATATGAAGCGTTACTGTGCGGCAATTGAAATCCCCCGCGACGGAAAGGAAAGGGCAAAACGTGACGCAATCAGCAAAAAGTTCATTGCAAACAGAGGAAAGGCAAATTGGTATGAACTTACGGACGAAGAGAAGAGTGAATTGAACGAAATCATCAAGAAGAGCGTACGGTTGATTACAATTCCAAACGGAGAAAGTAACCTGGAGGAATTAAAAGACCGCACGTCCCACATTTACTTAAGACGAGTCAAGGAAGACTTGTTAGATTTGCCGAACAAAACAGTGCATGAACTATTCTATGACCTTGATATGAGCCAGATAATGGAATATAACCGTCTATGGGAAGAATACGAGGCAGCACAACTGGAAGCGGACCCGACGAAAGAACTGAATAAAGAACTTTTGGAAGGTGCAATATATCGTAAGTATCTTTCCAATCAAATGGTTCCAAATACGATTAAACTCGCCGATTCGTTCATTAAAAAGGGGGAGAAGGTCGTAATTGCATGCTGTTATGATGAGGAATTATATACTTTGAAAGAGTATTATGGCGACAAATGTGTCATATATAATGGAAAGATATCAGCAAAGGACAAGGATAAAAATATCGAGAAATTCACCAGCGACCCAAACATTATGGTATTTATCGGTAATATCCAGGCTGCCGGCGTTGGAATCACCCTTCTGGCGTCACATACATTGATTTTCAACAACATAAGTTTCGTTCCAGGTGATAACCTACAAATGCAGGACCGAATTTATCGTATCGGGCAGACAAAGGACGTGGATATCTACTACCAGATTTTCAAGGACACACAATATGAGAAAATGTGGAATATTGTTCTTCGTAAGTCACTCGTTATAAACCAGATAGTAAAGAAGGAGGACGAAAAATGACAGAGAAGATTATAATTTTCAACAAGAAATACAGTGTGAGGTCATTAAAAAGGATAAAGAATGGGTGGAAAGATAATGTTATTGAATTTTTAACAGAAGACCTTGACTATATATGTGATTGTTCGCTTGTGAAGTTTTTTGTTTGTTATAGATGGAGGTTCAAGAACAAAGATGACGGTAAAATTGTTGATGTGTATCTCGACTATTATCCAGATACGAAAGAATATGAATTCGTAGATGGGCAGGACAGCATTTACTATATTAAAAAGAAGGAGGACGAAAAATGAGTATAGAAGGCAGCATAAACTTAATGGAAAGAATGGGAATGCTTCCTCCTGAAAAAAAGTTAAGGAGAAACATTTTTGAACATCACGAAACCATTGGTGAAATAATAGAAGAAGGCATATTCAGGTCTTACAGTGCAGAAAAAATACTCGATATCCTGAAACGTCATTATACTATACATCGTGATAATCAGCTGCCAAAAACGGATTCAGAAATTACTATAGAGTTTGATGCATATAAAGATACCCCGATGACGTATGGCACGGAAGAAACCAGTGTCATAACAATCATCGTAAAAAAAGGAACGGAAGAAGAAAAACTGAAGCGTTTTTTTAACACCTGCGGATGGCCAGTGGCAGAAGAGTACAACCATGAAACAGATAAAACATTAGTAGTTATAACATTTGAAAAGAGAAGGCAGGAAGATGAATTACCCGTACCAAAATTTTTGTATCATCTAACCCCAGAAAACAAGGTTAATAAGATTTTAAAAAATGGATTAGTACCAAAAGCACAAAACAAATTGGGGGAGCATCCAGATAGAATATATTTTTTCTTACAAAAAGATTTAACATTGAATTATAAATTTTATGCTGATGATTTTTGGGCGAGCGGACATAAAAACGCGAAACGGAGCGTCAAATACACATTACTTAAGATAAATACTAAAAAATGCCGGAATGATTTCAAAATATATGGTGACCCGAATATGGTTAGAGGGGTATGGACTTTTAACAATGTGCCGCCAGAAGCAATAACAATAGAAGAAGAGGGGATTTAAATATGGAAAGAAGAGGATTTTTAAAGCGTTTATTCGGTGCTGGTGTCGGTATCGCCGCAATGGCTACTGTACCGGCAATTGGAAAAATGAAAGAAGAAGAAACATTTACACTTGAAGACATAGCGTTTCGTTGTTCAGGAAACGATTCTCTTTGGTATCTTAAGAAAGGGTGCTGGCTTGATAATGAGCTAAACGAAATTTTAGGAAAAAGGGTCGTAGATAGAAAATACTTCAGTTATTATGACCCTAGGCGAGACATTCGAATTCCAAAGAAGGAAAAATACACCCGTGAGGATTTTATGGGTTTAATTCTGTGGGCAAAGGCACAGTATGATTTCAAATACTACTGCAACGGAACTGCAAACGGCGGAGTTGAAACCGGGCTATGCAGGTTCATTTTCGACAATAGGGAAAATTGTTTTCAAACAGAGGTTTATTCAGCAAGGAACCCCAAAAATAACGGGGCTTAATGAAGATGAACGACGAATTTTTAGGCTTTGTAGCTGAAATAGGAAGGACGACGGACAAAAAATATATGTACCGTTTTGACTTCACATATGACCCGGACAGTCTTTGGGGGGAATTTTTTAATATCCCGCCGGCATGCATTGTGCCAGACCTTGCCCCGGACCCTAACTGCCTTTCAAGGAGCGCCAAGATTGTGTCCCCGGTAAAACTTATGACGGCGAAGGAAAATGCCTGCTTTTCAATGCAGGATTGTATAGACGGTATCATCCCACTATGTTTCAGCGAGATAGATGACGATACTATCTACTTCAATGACAAGCCGTTAAAGTTCAGGTTCGGGGAAAAGCTTGAAACAGTTGAAATGAAACTTGAAAAAACAGGCCTAGTCAATTTGGGGTTTGAAGAAATTAAGCGAAACGATGAAAACCTTGTAAATGACCTGATTAACAACCTCAAAAATAATAATGATGATGATTTAGACCCGGATGAGTTCTGATAAATCGGTCCTGGTATTTGTTAAACCAATATGTAAGAACACGGACCAGACATACGAATATGATTTATTCTTCAGTGACACCCCAGATATTGTTTGGGGTGTTGATTGGGAAGTCAATACGCCCGGACTAGTTTCTTCCGACGAGATAACCCCCGATGCAACCACTTACAACAAAATTGTGAGGATTAAGACTCCATTTCCATTAAAGACCGTCCAGGAAACATACTGTTATTCAATGGAATATGCAATTGCCAGGATTATTGCACTCTCCTGGATTGATATTGAGAATATGGAAGAATACCCCGAAAAGGGAAGGATGGTTCTCTACTTCGGGGATACTTTTGAACATGTACAAGGGGTTTTAAGTGAGTTTGGAATACTTATTTAATACTAAATATCACTAAATTTAGTTCCGTCAGGAGCAGTAAATTGTATGCGGCTTGCTTCGCGGTCTGGTGTCATTTGTAAATAAATTTCGGGCCAAATACCATCTTCTGTTTCTATGTCACTCCAATAAGCATGAATTATAGGCCAACCGCCTTCTGGTTCAAAATATTCCTCGTCTGGTTCATAATTTTTAGTTATGTCTAAGGCTTTTTCATACCATTCGTTTTCTTTATCGCTATTCATTTTTTCTCCGGAATATGCTTCTCTAAGAATTTTTTTAACTGTTTGGCCAATAACTCTTTTTAATTGACTTTCGCTAAGATAAATTGGTTTTCTTTTCATAACGCAATATAATTTTATTATAAATAGTTGCTAATAACTGTTTATTGGCTATATTTATAGAAAAACAAAAACATGGAAGACGATAGAACAATTATACTAAACTTTTTAAACCAATATGAGGATTTTACACAGTCTGATAAAGAAAGCGGGTATGTAAAAGTATATAGACCAAGCTGGCATATTGAGCCCTTCCAATTTTGGTTTAATCCCCCATTTGACGAAACCGGGAAGAGCGAGCCAACATTGAGCGGAATCATCTATTTGCGCGAGGATGGCAGCATAATAGTTCAAAATGCAAGGAATAGCCTTTTTTATAGTCTGGATGAGTGCCTTGGTGAAACAATCAAAAGTTTTGCACTCTCTATTAAGAACCGTAATTTGTAAGGATTTCCCTGATTATTTGCTCAAACAAAGATTGTTCAACTAAGTTATTCTCAGTTTCATTCTGGTCTCTTGAAGACAAATTATTGTTACGCAGGAACTTGAGCAATTTGTTTCTGCCTTCATCATCCCATGTAAAGACGAAATCTTCACTGCCTGCCAGTTCGAAAGTATACTTTTTTTCATCTTCTGTCGCTTTTCCCGGGATAATGTAAGACAAGACCCAACCAGTTTTTTTTCTGGAATTTCTGATTATGTCGCGTTTTTTTATGTCGCGGCCCATATCTTGTGCGGTTTTAACCTCATCAAGAAATCTTTTTGGCGAACCTAGGTAAGGTATTATTCCTCCTACTTCGGGTGGGTCAAAAATTTCTTTATCAGCCGCCCCGTGTTTTATAATAGACTGGAAATATTCGAGCATTTGGATATCGCTTTCAAACTTAACTCTTTCCTTTTTTCCGTCATCGGCCGTTTTCCATTTGTTAGTTGTCGCGACGAAACTAGCCTCATTTAATTTACGTCCATTAATTCTGTCTTTAATAAATCCAGTATCAGAAAGTTTAACGGAAATTTTGTCAGCAAACTTCTTATACGCGTCAATTATTATCTCTCTAATTTCATGCATCCTGTCTTTATCCGATGTTTGTGGGCCGATATAAAATTTTGTTCCACCAACAGTTTTTTGAATAAAACCACATTCAGTCAAGATATATTCCCTCATTTCAGTAAAAAAAGGAAATGCTGCGTAATCATCATATGTTACATTTATCGGTCTGTAATGTTGCTCACCCTGATATTCAAAACAATATGTGTTATTTTTCGTATAGCCTAAAACGTCAATTGACTGCCCTTTAAGGTCGTTGTCAATTTTCTTTTTTCTGTTGTACTCATATACCCATTCAACCGAAGGGTCTGTTTTACTCAGTAAGAAATAGTATATCTCACCTTGTGTCTTGTCTTTAAACTCATTCTTGAAATTTAAAAGCCGCCAGAAGGGTACAAGCTCTTCTGTTGTCGCGATGGCCTTCTTTTTACCGTCATAAATATTTTTAAGCGGAATCAAGGCCTTCGGAATGATATCCTTATTTGCGTTTTTGTTCCATATATTTATTGCTGTCATTCCATCGGTAAGAAGAAAGTCAATGGACATATTGTATGTCTCGGCTATTTTGCCATATTTTTTGTAGTTGTCATTTAAGAAGCTAGACAAAGCTCTCGCTGTATAAAATATTTTCTCCGCTGCACAACCGTCATTAATATCAATAGCGATTAGTGGCTTAATTAGTTCCTGTAATGCAATATTACCTTTTCCCCCAACCCACTTTTTAATTCCTTCAGTAATTTGAGTATCTGTAATGCCATTTAAAACCGGGTCAAAAAGGGCTATTTCAGACAATGAAAAACATTGCGACAATTTCAAAAGGAATTGTCTGCTCAATATATTTCCGTATAGATTCTCATAAACTCCTAAATAAGCCCAAGAACGAGAAACCGCATACTCATCACCGCTAAAGCCAGCAGTAGATAAGATATTTTCAAACCCATCATTCATTTTGTTAATGTTAACTTTAACGGTATCATAAATGTTCGGGTTTTCGCCTAATAAATATTTTGTGTATTCTTTTACTTCCGGGGTTCGTATGTTATTTAGATAACGTAGCCCTCGGTTACCTGACCTGTCACAACAATTAAAATAATAAAACAAAAGGAAAAAATAGAATGGGTCGGTTTCAGTACCGGGCGCGTATTGATTTATAACAAAATCGCGGATTTCCGTTCCGTATTTATTTTCTAGTGTTTCAGCCACACTTTTTGAAAGCCTGTCAATGGTCTCAACATAATCGATTACGTCTTCTCTTTTTTGAAAATCAGGTACCTGAATATTAATACCACCCAATTCCTCAAACGCATTCCTAAGTTGTTCAATACTGTCTAAGGTTGCTGGTCTATCAACACTATACTGTACATCTTCTGGCTGAACCAAGTTGTCGCTTGCTTGTTTAGCCTTTCTAGTTTGATAAATTTTCCTTTGCTTGCCGGAAATTGTACCTTTTCTCTGTTTGATGCCATCTCTAAATTTGCTATAGTTTCCGTTATGGTCAAACTTTCCGTCTTTCATCTTTTTAAAGTTCCCTGGCGTCCTTAAGGCATCTAAAAAAGTATCGTCCCCAAAATAATTTCTAATAGGACTTACGTCCGGGCCAACAGTGTTTTTAATGTCTTCTATTTGCTCAGGTGTTAAACTCGCCAACAGACTATTAGCGGCAGGGGAACTTAGATTTTTTATTCCGTTTTTTTCCAACCAAGATTTTAATCCCATAAGTTCATTAAAATGAATACCTTGGCGGGTAGGGTCTTGGTCAAAAAAACCAGGCCAATCCCATTCTCCCGCGCGGTTTTCCTTTATCAAACCCTTCAGGTCCGACAAACCAAACAAATTATTTCTAACTTCCGTAATCTTCATAATTCACAATATGCCATTAGAGACACTTATTTCTCATAAATATCTTTTAAGGCACAAAAATAGTCAATTTGTTTTCCAGAGATTTTTTATGTACTATAGAGTGGAAGAAAAAGGCCAAAGGATATGGCCAGTTAAATGTTAAAAGATATGGAAGAATTTAAAAGACAGGAAATTACGATGGAGGCCGTGAAAACCTTTATGGAAGGGCACGACCCGGAAGAGAGGATTGTTGATATTACAGCCAGTTTCAGGGACCCGTTTGTCAAGGTCTATTACAGGGACAAGGACGATAATAAGTGTGTTTCTGAGCGTCCGTTTTATCCTTTTGTATGGGCTAAGAGAGAGGTCTGTGTAAAGATGAAGAAGCACATCATGGATAATGAAATCTGTGGCGGCAGTATGGCGAAGATGATGGGCAAGTACGGCATATTCGTCAAGGAGCTTTCAACAAAGAACAACGAGGGACAGACCGTTGAAGCAATGGAAAATGGTTATACATATCTTTTCTATGCGACGAGGGCAATGTCTTATAGCGATTTCCTTAAGTTCTTCAAGGAAGCTGGCTATCCAATATACAAGGACAGGAACAAGAACGGACAGGAAGAACTCGCAAAGAACAAGACCAAATATTATCTTACTGCTACGCCAGAGGAACAGTATTTGATTTCTACTGGTAAAAGGTATTTCAAGGGATACAATGATTACGACGAGACGCTGCGTATGATTTTTGACCTTGAAACCACCGGCCTTAATACGAAGACTGACAGGATTGAACAGATTGGTGTCAGGTTTAACAGGTCGGTCAAGTACAAGGGCAAGTCATATAATTTTGAAAGGGTATTTGCTGTCGAAGGGGAAACCGAAGAAGAGAGGAATGCCAATGAACTCGAAGCGATTAGAAAGTTCCTATTGTGTATCGCTCTCTTTAAGCCGGACATTATAACGGCTCATAATGGAGAAAACTTCGACTGGAATATGCTTATCGGGGCTTGTGAAAGGCTCGGTACCTCTATGTATGAACTCTCCAAGGAATATTTGAACGGGGAGCCTATCTACAAGAGCCAGAAGGAGAATGTTTTGAAGCTTGGTGGTGAAGTTGAAAAATACAGCCCGACCGTTGTTCCCCACACTATCATCACCGACAGCTTGCACGCAGTGAGACGTGCCCAGGCCATTGACTCCAGTATGAAGAAGGCCGACCTGAAGTATGCGACCAAGTATGCAAAACTCGTCAAAAAGAACCGTGTTTATGTTCCTGGTGACAAGATTTCTACGGTTTGGAACGACAACGAGGCACATTATGCATTTAATAACGAAGATGGTAAGTGGTACGAAATTACAGAAAAGAAACCTTTAAAAGAAGGATATGAAGCTGTTACCGGCAGATATATAGTTGAAAGGTATCTGTTGGACGACCTTTGGGAGTGCGATAAGGTGGAGCTGAAATATAATGCCACGAACTTCCTTATCTGTAAAATTCTACCCCTGCCTTACCAGAAATGTACTACAATGGGTACGGCCGGCCAGTGGAAGGCTCTGCTTATGGCGTGGAGTTATGAAAACGACCTGGCAATACCAGATGCACCGAACACCGGAAAATTCACCGGAGGTCTTTCACGTCTCCTTAAGGTTGGATATGTTGATAACGTAATCAAACTTGACTATAACTCGCTGTATCCGTCCATTATTCTTACTTGGGGTATTGAAGATGACAAGGACCTCATGGGAACGATGCTGAAGTTCCTTGAATATGTGCTTACCACCCGAGAAGTATCCAAGGGGTTGAAAAAAGAGGCTGGAAAGATTGTTGAGAAGTACGAAAAGAAACTTGCAAAAGGCCAAGAACTCACACCGGAAGAACTTACCGAATACCAGAACGCACAGAAGGACTATTCATTCAACGATGGAAAGCAGATGCAACAGAAGGTACTTGGTAACTCGTTCTTCGGTTCCTATGGTTCTAATATCGGCTCACTATTCCCTTGGAAATCAATAGTTTGTGCCGAGAGAACTACTTGTACGGGCCGTCAGTCGCTTCGTCTTATGATTAGCCATTTCGCAAACCTTGGTTATGAACCGATTGTTGGAGATACCGATGGTTTTAACTTCAAGCTTCCCGACACATTCCGCTATACCGAAGAGAACCCTTATATAAGCTCCGGTCTTTCACGTGAAACAAAGAAAGGAAAAGCTTATACCGGTTTTGAAGCAGACGTTGCAGAGTTTAACGACTTATTTATGTGCGACAAACATTATGCTCAAAACGCAGTAAATAAAATGGGCCTAGGCATTGACGAAATCGTTTCATCGACCATTAACTTCTCCAGGAAGAACTATGCGGACCACTTCCCGGATAAACCATACCCGGAAGACGTGAAAATGGTTGGTAATACTATCAAGTCAAAGAAGATGCCGGAATACATCGAAAAGTTCCTTGACAAGGGAATCCGTCTCCTACTGAAAAATGATGGACAGGGTTTCCTTAACGAATACTATGACTACGTAGATAAGATTTACAGCTATCGTATTCCGCTTAAAGAAATCGCCTCACGAGGTAAGGTAAAGAAAACGCTGAACGAGTATGTTGAAGATTGCAAGACCATCACAAAGGCAGGAAGACCGAAGTCAAGACAGGCATGGATGGAGCTCGCACTTAAAGACAATCTCAGTGTAAATCTTGGAGAAACCCTTTTCTATATCAACACCGGCAAGTCAAAATCACAGAGTGACGTAAAGAAAGTGACACACTACTATGAAGTTGGCGGGCTCTTCGGTGACAAGATGGATATGAGGGTGGCGCTCGAAAAAGAATGGAAGGCCGCGCCAAAGTCCAAAACTATTATTGATGGCATACAACTATCTCTAAATGAATATGTTAAGTTATATCACCCAGAGATTACAATCGAAGATGAAATACTTTTGAACGCGATGCTCCTCCCCAGGGATATGGTTGATGCTGAAAAGGATATATTCTGCAAGGACGTTCCCGGAATGGAATATAATGTTCCAAAATATATCAGTCAGTTCAATAATCGTATCAAACCGCTACTTGTCTGTTTCCCCAAGGAGATACGCGACAAGATATTGATTTCAAATCCTTCAGACCGTCCTTACTTTACGGAAGAACAGTCAAAGCTTTCAAGTGGGGAGCCTAACAATGAGGGCGACCAGGATACCTTTGAGCAACTTATGACAATGGAAGACAAGGAAGTCAAGTTCTGGAAGGCCCACCCGGAATTTAAGATACCGTTCCTTGAAGAGTGTGGAATGAACTGGGACGAGATTGTCAAGGACTATGATGAGAGAATGGCCAGGGAGAAACAGCTTGGTATTGACCATATCAGGGAAGAAGTTGAAAAAGCCATCGACAAAATGACCGGAGAAGACTTTGATGCCTTTGAAGAAGACGGAGAAGTGCCGGCCTCCTTGAAGAAACTGGTTGATTTTGACCCGGTTACAAGCAACTTCGTTGATAAGACATATCCAGACATTGTTATTATGACAATTTATGACCTGCTTGACGCGAGGTATGCTAAACAAAATGAAAATGGAGAGGAAGTTTAATCCTCTCCATTTTTGCGTTTATTATTATGAATAAACTCATTGTATGTCGCTTCATCTATCATTTTGCCTATTTCTCGTTTCAGGGAATCGATATACTTTTCATTACAGTAATTGCTGCCGTCATCGGAACAAGTATAGTTATTCCGCCACCAGGGTTTGTCACCGATTTCTGTCGGTATCGGCATCTCATACGGTTCAGTTTGCCAGGTTATCCAGGGTGTCGTTGTTCCGGTACAAGGATTGGCCGGCGTATACGGAAGGGTGATACTCTTTTCAAGTTCAAGCTGCGCTATTTTAGCTCTTGCCTCATCTAAATCCCGCCTTGTATCACATAATTCTTGTTCTGTCTTGCTAACGGTCTTCTTAAGAGTTGTAATCTCATACTGGAGTTTCTTTATCATCTCCTCGTCATCAGTGAGTTCCTCGACATGGTTCTTTATTACTTCTGCAACCTTGTTTCTTAGCCCCTCTTTGAACTTTTTAATGGCCGTTTCAAGCCTATACTCATCTTCTCTTTCACCGGTCTTATAGAAAGTACTTTCATTAGTTACGGTTGTGTCTATTCTTTCAATATAGACTTTTCCGGACAGGCATACCTTTTTTCCGGTCTGTTCAATTGTGTAGGTGTAATTTTCCATCACCTGGTCCAATACGTCGTAAATTGTTCTGTTTTTCATAATGCATTACTTTTATATAATAAATAAAACCTTGATGGTTTAATAATCAAGGTTTTTTAAACATCATATAGTTTATTGTGCCCATATGCTTTTGCGTTAACTATCCGTATCTTCATTGTCTTCCTCTTATCTGGTACCGGGTCCCTCTTTATCGTAGGGATAGGTTGTGGTTTGGGCTGAGGTTTTTTAAACGGTCCTGACGACGTAGTTGCGGTAGTTGTCTTATTTGGGGCCTTGGTCTCTACTGGTTTAACAGGTGCTGCTACAATGGTCTCTACTGGCCCGTACTTACTTGTATCAAGGCCAATTTTATCATATGTCTCCGCCTTTCTGGTCTTCATTTTCGGGTCCTGGATAGCAACATTCGTGATTGCGAACGAGCCGGTCAAGGACTTGTCATTCAACGGAGTATCCGGGGGTAACAGGCCTTTTTCGTGCAGTTCAATTATTCGTTTCATCGCTTTTCTGTTCAAAGCATAACATGAACAGAAGATAAAGAACACCCCTGAAGCGTTCATGTCCCCATACAATGCGTTCTCTGGCAATGTCTTAACATATTTCTTATACTTTGTTCCTTCAAGCGGGGCCGAACATGTCATCTTGTCAAGCATAACTACGTCGGTATCCGGCATATTTGAAAGCATTGTGCTTATATAGTCCAGGTCTTTATGGAACCTTACGTCGTTTTCAAGTATGAGTATCCTTTCATAACCGAGTGCATATGCCTCCTTGGTGATTTCATAGTGCTTCATTGATACCCGCTTGATATATTCCCTGCTTGAAGATTTCAGGGCCGTGTTCATATTTAAACGCTTGTCCTTATATACATTATCAAGCAACGGTGTAGGGTAATCATAGACCCAGGAGAAATAGTCAGCATTCTCGTCTATACCGACGCGTTTAAGCTCTTCCTTTAATTTAGGAAGCCTGTCTGGTGCTGGGAGATAATGGAGGCAATAGATATGATTAAAAACAGAGTTAAAACCGGTTGCCTTAACGTCCTTTTTAATAGTATTTTTTTCTACTGGAACATGTTTGTCTTCCTCTTTTTGTGGTTCCGGTTTTCTTTCTAAGAATGCTTTTATATAATCATCGTTTTTGTTGGCTATTACGTTAATCTTGTTAAGCGCGTTTGTTTGTACTTCCCCAGTTTTAATTTCCTTTCCTAGCACTTGATTGTTTTTAACCCATAAAACTTTTATATTAAACTTATTTTCAAGGTACTTTAAATAAACATCATCTGCGGTTAAAACATTATATATATCCGGGAGATTTTCATCACTTATTTTTAGAATGTCTGGGGGGTATAAAACTCCACCGACACCGGTTGCAAAAAGTTCCATACTGGGTGTTGTGACAGTTTTACATTCATAATCCCATTTTTTATACGGAAGTAACTTTCCATCGCGGTCCCTTTTCATTTTATGTACTCTCCTAGCCGATATAACGTTAGGGTTTTCCATATAAGAATTATAAAGACTCTCCAGCATATCCTTTGCATAAATCATGTCATCATCAACAGTGACAATGGCATAATCGCGGTATTTCTTCATCGCATAAAAATATTTAAGATGCGGTTTTAGATTTTCATCGACAACCAATAAATCAACTTTTTTAAGTGTAAAATAATTTTTTATTTTTTCTGTTAAATACTTTTCGTCATCTTTAAAAATAGTTAGAAGGATTTTATCCGCCTTTTTTGTTTGAGTCAATAAAGCATCAAAAACCTGGGGAAGAGTGGCTATTCTTTCTTTATATGATGTTAATGAGACGAGTAATTTACTTTCAATTGTTTTTTTCACTTTTGTTTCCTCCCAAAATTTTTGATTTTCTTTTAACCACTTTTCCTGGGTCGTTATTCTTGTTCTACTTTGCCAACTAGCGCCAGCATAATGTAGCATATAGTTTTTAATATCGAGGCTTTTATGCGGTAAAGACTTGGCATTGACAATAAAAGAAGCACCTGTATCATATGCGTTACCGTTTTCTGTTACCATTAGTCCATTCATCATTTTTTCATCAAAATAATGAATATTGTTTTTCTTCATCATATCTACATTTAAAAAACACAAATATGGTAACAGTCTAGCTGGTAACCCCGGTCTTTTTTCCTGAGTCCCAACAAAAATATAACGGTCGTCAAAAAAATCACTGATATCACGCTTTATAAGAATATCACTATCAAGCAATACAAAGTTTTCGCCTATTAGGTCTATACACTTCTCTATTGTGTAACAATGCTTTGCACTAGCCCACTTATTAGCGATTGGTGTTTTCCCTGCTTTTTTCCTGTTTGGATATTTCTCTAACCACTTGTCAAAATTTATTATTTGGCCTTTTGTGTTATCAAAAACGGTCACATTATCAAAAGTATTCACAAATGGTGATTTGTCGCTGTTGTCAAAAATAAAAATCCTTGCATCAGGGACAAATTTATTCACGCTCATAACAAGACACCTAGTAAGAGCTGGCGTGTTAAAATGAACTATACAAATATTTTTTTTGCTAAACATTGTTATAACTTATAGTTTTTTAAAATTAATTTTGCAATCGACCCAGTCGGCATGTCTGTCACTTTGTAAATAACATTTTTTCCTTTTATCTTTTTGTTAGTGGTTGTAATAATGCAGTCTTTTTTGTCTATGTATCTTACAATATCGTTTTCGTTGAATGTACATTTCCCATCGACTAAATCTGTAACTTTATCGTCGATTAAAAAAAGGGGTTTCCCACACATTCTTTTTACCCTTTTTTTATATTTTTCTAAAATGTATTCTTCTATTTTATCGTAATATATGTTAAGTTCGTCTATACCCCTTTTTGTTGGCTTTTTGCATGTCTTATCATATCTATAATGTGGATAATAAATTTTAATTTTGTTATCTACATTGACCAGATACCATCTTCCATCTTTTTCTACATGGGCATTTTCAAAGTTTATTTTTGCAAAGTTTTCATATAAATATAAAAAATCTGCTGGCCTAATCAAACACCATATAAAAGGTGTTTCAAAAATGGCCTTTTTAACTTCATATATTCTTGCCCCGACACAGTTATTTGAAACGATATTTTGCATGTTATTTTCCGTGTTTTCTTAGCCAATTAAATGTTTTTGAATTACAAGTGGTTTTAATAAGTTGTTTGAACTTTGTAGAACCGCATTTCCACAACGCATAATTAAAAGAAAGCTGGTCCCTATGGGAATAATCTTTCAGCTCAGACCACCATTTTTCCATCAGGTCCTTCGAATACTGGTCATTATGCCATCTTATCATAACATTTGTTTGAACAAGTCCGTAATTTTCCGGGAATTTTTCCGCACGATACCTTTCAATCTGTTTTTTAGCCAGAGTTACTTCATCCCCCTTTATCTTCTTAATCCTTATGCAGGCATCAATTTCTTTATAGATGCATTTTCTTTCAGGGTGTTCTGGTATGAATACACTATAAGTATCAAAATCAAAAGTTTTTAAGTATTCCTTTACATTACCACGAACATCAACTACGCCATCAACCCAAATGCTTATGTCATAATCAGGTAAATATCTATGGGCCAATATTTTAACGCCTCTCTGTTGTTTAACTTTTGAAAAACCTTTTAGCTCTTCCGGCATTGGTTTAAGTTTCCAGGTTTTACTTTTCATATCCATATTGTCAGTAAAACATATATAATCAACGCCAGGTGTAACGCACGATGGTTCATGTATCCTGTCATATCCGCCAGTTATGCAGGTATATACGACAATTCTGGGCTCACGCGGTTTCTCTGACGCCTTCTTCCTCGTATCAACCAATAAGGCATCTATATCGGTCACTTTCTTCTCATATGCTTCACAGACCGCCTTCGCCTCTTCTTTTGAAAAAGTGCCCGACCACCCGGATAAAATCGTAACCGTCACCTTGTCATAATTGAAAAAGGTGCTCTGTTTCAATACTTTATAGATTTCAATATCCCAGTCAAACTCTTCTCTGTCAATGATTTCGGTCTTTCCTTCCTTAATCACTTCATCATAAAGGTATTGCTTGAACGGGCTATCAACAACATAGACCACTTCGGCACCATCAACCTTAACCGATGCGCCGTTTTTAATGTCTTCTGTATTTACCAACAAATATTTCTTTTCCATATCTCATAAAAAAGGGGAGATTTATCGTCTCCCCTATTTCTTATCCTTTGTATTCCCCTGGTATTCAAGCTTGGCCGAGAAGATGTTTCCTTTATTATCCACGAGTTTTATCTTTCCGTTGCTCAAACCTATACCCTTAATGGTTGTCCCTTCATTTAGGAGGCCTTTTTGTGCTATCTCATTAAGTTTATTTTCTATGCACTCATTGACAATCGTCTTTATGAGAGCATAGTCAATTCCTACGCTGCCTCCGGTATTTACGCTTGCCTGTGTCCTAACTGGGTTGCCTCGCCCGGGATTTTCAAGTTTTTCCTCAATCATCTTCGCTCCGGACAGCATCTTATTAAGCCTTGCATTGTTTGTTACCGCGTCGCCATTTCCAGCACTTTCAAGTTTCATTGTGTTGAGTGCCGTCGTGTCAATCGGGTTCTTTATCAGGTCTTCCTTGATGGCTGAAAGCATCCTGGAGTTCTTTACCCTTTCCGGATTGAAGTCATTGCTTGAATAATCGGTCATTGCCCTGGCCTTCGCTGCGGCGCTTTCGCTTACATAACCGCCTTTTGAAGGAACGTCTCCGGGTTCCTCGTATGTATCCGCCAAGAAAAAACTGTCGTCAAACTCCCCGTCGCTTCCGGGCATTATTGCAGCCCCTTCGGTTATTTTGCCCTTTTTAACTGCGTCCGGTTGGCTCAGGGCCTTTGCATTTGGCGTTATGAGTTTTCTCAGTACATCTTCACTTAAAGCTGCCATTATATCTTTTCCTCTTCTTCTTTATCATTATAGAGATTGTTCATTCTGTCCGTGAGGTCGTTGAACGAGTTCGTGAGCGTATTTCCGGTTTCGGGTGTCAGGTCGTCTTTCATAACCGGCCCGTCATTACTATAAAGGTCCGGATTTCTGTCACTCGGCTCGTTTGCTGCATTCGGGTCAATATCTGTCTTTGTAACCGGAACAGCATCGCGTACAGGCTGGGTCTCCTTTGAATTATAGTCCTGGCCGGCGACTTTGTCAATGTTTTTATCCTGTCTTTGTCCTATTTTAGGGTTTGAAGTCTGCAGAATATCACGAACCGCATCGTTTGCCGTGTAATACTCCTGCTCGGTATTCTTGTCTGCCCCACCGTTATCAACCTCTCTCTTTCTAACAGGGTGGCCGGTAAGTACTTTTTCCGGCTTTTCGGGTTCTTCAGGTTGCTTTTCCGGCCTGGCGTCACCTATCGGCGAAATAGCATAAAGGGTTTCAATCTGTTCGTCACCCTTGTCATTGAATCCATTAAGTTCCTCGGGGTTGAATGTCCGTGAGTTGTCATTGTCCCACCTCTTTATTCTGTCAAGCCTGAAAAACTTCCAAGCCGGCACCTCACTGGAAGTAGAACCCTGGGGCTGGAATGCACGTACGACAGGATTTCCCGCCGTTGAAACACCATAAGCAACCGGATAAATAACCCTTTCGCCGTTGCCGGTACCGGATGGCCCGTTATAGACAATCCTTACCGGGTGCATGTTATTTACCGCATTGTTTATCGCATCAACGGAGGCATCTTCCCTTAAAAGGAAAGCCTCTGCGAGTATTTCCCTTAATAAACTCATCTTAAACTATAATCTGTCCGTCAGCAACATTAAGTGAGGTATCTACAAGAGATGGACCATACTGGTTTTCCTTGTTGTAAATACTGATGGCCATAAGCCTTTTCCTTCCGCCGATATCATTACGGCCTTCAATATCGTATTTTCCGCCGCCGCCATCTGTATTGAAATTTGAATAATTTATCATAGATGTTGGCAGGTTGCAATCCGGCACTGAATGGGTATGTCCCCCGTTTCCTGTACCTTTACCAAGAGGGTCGCCATCACTTAGAGCGTCCTTATGGGTCTCTGAGTACTGGTCGTTAATGTTGTAATCGTTTCTTGTCAAGGCACTTGCTCTTGCGGGAATGCCTCTCTTTTCCAAACAAGTCTGCATATCTCTTTTTATGTTATAATCTATTCATTATGCGTAGGTTATATATCCCGTTCCTACATTCGGGTCTTTTGTCATCTTTTTTGAGTGGGCCTTTCCGTTGCCGTTGTTCTTTGTTCCGCCGGCCTTTTGGAACTGATTTTCAAAGCCCATATTTTTTCGGTTGGTCTTCCTTTGCTTTATGGCCCCGGTTTCCCTGTCAAGCACCCTGCATATGCCAGCCAGCGCGGACTTTACCTTCTGTATCTGCTGCTTCGGTGCGTTTTGCTGAACAAGCTGGGACAGAAGCTGTTTTAACTCCGTTTTCTTGGTTGTAAGATTTGTATATGAGTAGGTCTTTTTCTGACCATCGTTATCCAAATCCAGCCCCCAAGTTCTGTCTTCTAATTCCCCGTTACTTTCCTGGAGTTTTTTTTTAATGCAAGTCACAGTAACAATATGGTTCATAAAATCGCCATCACCACCCGCATCTATCTTTAATTCACTACCATCTTCCCTCATAGCAAAAGCCTGGGACCCATCAAATTCCCACTTGATGCTATCGTCACTATACTCAATCAGCCCCAAGAACTCTTCCATTGTCGCAGTGTTATTTGGCAATGGCTCGCTGGTGCTGAAATAATAGTTTGCGTCCCCATTTTCAAACAAATCGTAATCATAGAGTGGTTCCTGCATGTCGTCCAAGTTGATATTCTTAACCCCGGCATTTTCTTCCGTCAGTTCCCTTGCACGAAGGCCGGAACCCCAATGTCCCCAAAGTCCGTGTCCGCCGTTCCTAAACAATAAGGCAAACAAAGTCTCGGGTGCAAGTTCATGTGCATAATCATCGGTTGTGAGAGGGTCTGAGTACCCTTTCTCTCCATTATCATCAGTCACCGCACCGCCAGTTTTTGTTGTGGTCAGTCCGTCTTCGGCATAATCACTGGAATTGTCAAGGTATGCGGTATTTGCCCCGCTTATCTCGTTAAACTGGTCTTCCCTCAATATTAAAGTTTTACGGCCCATATATTCCTATAAAGTATTATTTTTACATAAATAGTCGGTAAAATAGATTTGTTATTATTTTTGACCACTTGACTTTATGACATTTTATAGTGATATTGTATTAGAAAAATATAGAAAAATATGGCAGAAGATAAGAAGAAAATTAAGGTTCTTGTTGTACCTTCAGACGAATTTGGGGTTGGCCTATATCGCTCAAAATCACCACATTACAAATTACAACAAAATTATCCTGATGATTTTGATGTTGAACTTAACATGCATCCGAATTGGGCCGACTTCCAGTCATTTGAAAAATATGACATAATCCACTTTCATAAGGGCCTTTTCACTGACGAAGGACAGAAGATTTTCCATAATGCACTGAAATACTTCAAGGAGCACAATATCACCACAGTTATGGATATTGACGATAACTGGGACGTCGGGCAATACCACCCCCTCTATCTATCCAATAAGGCAATCAAGGCCCCCGAGAAGATTACAACGAACTTTACGCTTGTGGATTACGTTACAACCACCACCGAAATCTTTGCAAAGAAGATTAGAAAGTGGAACAAGAATGTACTGATATTCCCTAACGCAATTGACCCTGACGAAGAACAGTATCAACCAATCAAGTATCCTTCAGAGAGAATTCGTTTCGGGTTTGTAATGGGCTCCTCGCACGAAAGGGATATGGAACAGATTAAGGGCCTGGCCGAAAAGCTTTATAACGCCGGCCTCAAGGATAAAATCCAGCTTGTCCTTTGCGGGTATGACCTCAGGGGCACTATAACAATGGTAGATAAGGACGGAAAGCCTACCGGACAGAGACCAATCGAGCCCAAGGAGAGTGTCTGGTACCGTTATGAACAGAACCTCACGAAGGACTATACACTTATTCCACCAGATTATAGGGATTTCCTCCTGCAGTTTATCCCCAACTCACAATATCCAGGCGTAAGGGACGAATTTTACAGAAGAGAATGGACCAAGGACGTAAGCAACTTTGCAACGCATTACAGGAACATTGACGTACTCCTGGCCCCGCTTGATACAAACTCATTCAACGAGGTGAAGTCCGAGCTCAAGTTTGCCGAGGCGGGATTTACAAAGACGGCGGTCATATGCAGCGAATTCGGTCCATATACCATTGGAAGCAAGTCCATATTTAAACCCGGCGGAGAAATTGACGAAACCGGCAACTGCGTGCTCATAGACCCGACAAAGGCCCACAAGGCATGGTTCAAGGCAATCAAGAAACTTGCGGAACAGCCCGAGCTCATAAAACTCTTACAAAATAATATGTATGAGCACGTTAAGGACATCTATGACATAAACAAGGTTACCGAGAGAAGAGCAAAGTGGTACAAGGAAATCGTTAAGAAGTAATCTGTTTTTTTTATTCAATATTATTAACTAAAGACAAAAAACCCCCGGCATTTACCGAGGGTTTTGTTTTTTTTAGAGATTAAGCAACGGCTGGAATGTTAGGGTCATCTTGTACCGTCCAGCCATTTGGAATACCATTGTTTCCAGTTGTCCAAGATGACATGTTTGCATTTTTGACAAATGTTCCGGCTGAAGAAACATTATCTAACCAATAATTCGTGCAAGAATCCGCAGAAATGTTCGTTGCAAGGCATTTGATATAATTTAAACTTG